GGTGGGGGTAGTATTAGTGTTTTGTTTTTGTAGGGGGTAGGGGGGATAGGGGTAGGGGTACAATCAAACGGAAACGGCTCAAATTTGGCAGATAATGTTGGGGTAGGGTATTTGTATGGGTAGGTAGATTTAAAGCAAAATTTGGGGCTTATTTTGAGATTGTTAAAAAGCGGAATCATTTTGTTGGCTTCAACAATATGATATAAATTACAACTTTTGTTGTATTAAAACAACTTTTGTTGTTAATTTTGGCATATTTTCAACAACTTTTGTTGTTTTGTACAACTTTTGTTGTATTTTTGAACTATGGAAAAAATATCAAGACAAATAGGGTACATAAAACCAAAAAACGCTGAATTTAATCCTAGCGTAAAAGAACAAGAAATAGTAGATTGGATTAACACTCACAACAAGTTTAAATGGTCTAAAATGTGCCTTGAAATAGGAATAGACAAGGGGAATTTTCAAAGAATGTTAAAAAAAGGAAAAATAACACTATCGGATGAAAAAATTAAACAAATAAAGCTATCCATAGGCGAATATGGATGGAAATAAATATGCAGTCTCTCCCCGCTGTCACCCTCCACTATTCTGTATACATTTCGGCTGCGGACAGGTCAACGCCGTATCGTCTTTCCAATTATCTTTATAGAAGCATATGCTTATCATATGCTTATTCATTTTGAGTTGGTTTCGTTTTGTAACCGAGTGCCGTAGGTTTCGTTGTAGTATTTTTCAAATGCTGATTTGAGGTTTGAATCATTGTTTATATTCAAAAGTGGGAATATATAATTTGATGCCGCAATCCAACTATTAAATTTTGCTTGTCTTAAATTCAACTGAAACGCTTTTTAATGTAGAATGGCTGAACACAAAACTATTATTAGATTGTCCTATTGCATTAAGGCTGAAAAGCAAAAATGCACATAAAAAATACTTTGTCATTGGGTTACATATTTTTATGCTTACGAAAATTTAAGGTAAATTTGCTCTGCTTCATTATATCCTCTCTTATAGTCATCTTCCTTCTGCTGCTTTTCCATTTCTTTGGCTTGTTCTAATAATAAGTCAAAATGTAAATCAGTATTTCCATTATACATTTCGTGAATTTTTATATAAAACCACTCCACCGCTGTCATTGATTTATTTTCCATTGCCGTAAATTTTAGTGTAGTATTTTTTGGATAATTCATCTGCAACTTTATCATGTTCGCCATCGCCTCTTTTCCACGCTGCTTCTATCTGCTGCTTAAACATTTCTTTGGCTTGCTCAAATTGTTCTATAACATAAGCGGCAGATAGTAATTCCATACTATTGCTTGGTTTATATAATCTATTTTTTAACCAATCAATTGGATTGATTTGCGCTGTCTGTTGTGCCATGTTATTTATGTTTATGTTTTGTTGTTTATCTGCCAACCATTTATTAAATGACTCTTCAGTTTCTTCTTTAAAAAGGGCTTCAAACTTTTCTTCTAATTTCTTTAAATCAGTCTGTTGTGCCATGTTATTATTTAAATAGGTAATAATTTTTTCCAGCCTACTACTTTTTCATTGTGCTTTAACACCCAATTATTAAATAGGCAATCAACTGCTTCTTGATACTTTAAAACATTTTCACATTCCTGTACTTGTTCAATTAGTACAAGATATTTGCCATCAAATTCGGGCATTCCTTTTTGCCAATCGTTCCATTTGTCAAATGTTTTCTTTATAGCTGCTTCCAAGTTATAACCATTTTCATCTGCAATTTCTTTTCTCACTTGTCTGAATAGTTCAAAGAATGCTTCACTTTGTTGTGCCATGTTATTGTTTTACGGGTTCATAAGTCATTTCAAATATATCGGGCTTACAAGGGTAAAACTCGCCCTTTACTCCCCTAATGATGTAATCTCTTTCTTTTGCTATGTGTTCACCCTCTAATGTTAGTATAATACAAGTAGCTATGCCATTGATTCTCTTCTCAATCATTAAAGTATGCGCCCTTCCACCTGTAAATTCTTGTATTTCAGTCCAATTATTACGAGTAAATTTTATAGCATCTATTATAACCGGTTTTTTTCTGTATTGTGCCATGTTATTCTTTTTTTGTTTTATTTAACAAGCTAAATTTCCAATATTTGTATTTGGTGTTGCAGCAGTTTTTGTTTGTTTTACTAAATCAAAAGCGGCTGCTGTTGGTATAGGAATTATGTGGTAGGTTTCGCTATTATCTTTTTTAATGTAAAGTTTAGGGCTATCTAATTCTCCACTTGAAACGCATACCATCATACTATCGTTTATTTTCTTTTCCAATGCAAACCCACGATACCCAGTTTCTTTAAACTCTACTTCGCAATTCATTTCTGTTCTTTCAAATCCAATCCTAATGTAGTCTATGTATTTCATTGTTTAAAATATTGGAAATTAGTTAAAATTGCAAAAACAATTGTTTATATTTTGTTTCTTCTTTACGTTTAAAATATTGTTTCTTAGTTTCTTTTATAAATGTTTCAAAAGGTGTTACTCTATATCCTCCACGAATAACCCATTCTTGAAACGCTTTTAAATCTTCCGATGCAGTCCATTTTTCAAAAATCATAGGGTATGGAAGTAAACCAATTTTAGCCATAGTATTAAATCTATCCCAAACATCTTGCGTTAATCCCTTTTCCCAATAATTGCATAAAAAATAAACCATTATTTCATTAGGTTTTATTCCAGCATTTAAAATGCACTTGATGCCATTTAAAAATATTGCTTCATCTTTTTTGTTATCCCAAGCAGTGTAAATTCGTTTCTTTTTAAAACTATCATCTCTAAATTTCATTTTTGATAAATATGAAGCACCTTCATCATCAATTAATCGGATGTTTATACCTTGATTAAAACAAACCCTGTATCCACCATCAATAATTTCATTTGCTTTTTCTTGCCATTGGGGTTGTCCAAAAAAATCGTTGTCAAGTAAATGAATTTTTTTGCCTTTGTTTTTGGGGTTTTGTTTCCAAATATTGTAAATCGTATTGCTATTCACGTTTTTACCTTCCTTTTTTGGTACTACACAAAATTTGCAACGTAATCTGCACCCTCGTTGTGAAAATCCAATTGAAGCATCAAAATTAGGGTAAATTTCATAATCGTAATATTCATATTCACTTAAATTCAATGTAGCTTCAACTGTCGTAAGTGATTTTGTTCCTGTGCCACCAATTATTGCAGTTGGAAAGTTGCTTTTAAATTGTTCAATTTTTTTAGTCGATGTACTAAATATTGCACTTCCGTAAACAATATCATATTCGGGTTCAAATATCCCTTTTGTAATTCCTTTCTCAAAATAGACAACATCACCATTTGACTTGTGCCAATGAGATAATTTCATTAATGCAAGGTTTGGAAATTTGCCATCTATTTGTGTTAAACGAATTTTTTTCATTTTTTAATCTTCATTAAAAATTTCATCTCTCATTTTTTTAAACCATTTAATAATAATAAATGCAAAAATTATTGTAAATACTATATACATATATTATATATTAAAATATTGGTGTAATAATAAATTTTTCCATTTCAGATAGAGAAAGAAACAATTGCTTTTCAAATCCTAAAACCTTAAAATGAAGATAGCTACCTTTTGTTAAAATTAATTCTTTATTAAACAAGTAGGTGTTTTGCTCGTCTGATAATTGTATTTTATCAAATGTTTTACCTGTTTTAACAACGTGCTCATTAAATCCATAAGACTTGTTCTTTCTGAATAAATGCTTTTCTCTATTACGCTTTATTTCAAGTATTCTTTCCTTTAAAAACACTTTTCCTATTTCTCTTTCCCTTGTTTCATTGTTTAGCTTTAAGCAAATAATCAATACGTTACCGGATTCTTTGGTAACAAAATGATTCCCTTGCTCGTCTGGTGGACTTTTTCTTATTGTCATTTTGGAAATCTTAGGTTATGAAATCTTTCAAGTTCAATCCTTGCAGCTTTTACCTTGCTTTCTATAAAGTCAAATGCAGATTCGTCTGCACCAAAAGAAAACTTAATTACCCTTTGGCTTACAGGTATATCATCAAAACTTAATCTTTTTTCAAGTTCTGCTACTGCTTTAATATACTCCGGGCTTTCTTCGGAGATAACACTCATCCGCTTTAGTAGGTAGTATTTTTCTTGTAGAATCATTTCCTCTGGCATATTTGAAAGAACATATACAAGTTCTGCCGTTTTCATTCCTGTTAGCCACATATAACCTTGTAGCTGCCACCAATATCCTTTGTCAATTTTTGAATCTACATTTGCAAGGAAAGTCCATAAGTCATAGCTGCTTTTAATGTCAACAACCTTTCCATCTACTATATCCGGTGTGCCTGTGATAAATTCGTTTTCGTATCTCTTTTCGTTTTTTTTATAAAGAACTCCATCATACATTGATAGGGTAGTAATTGAATCATCTTCTACCAATGTGCCCTTTTTCATAGGCTTGGTTTGAATGTCTTTTTCTCTACCATAAATCTGTTTTACATAGACTTCTAAAAGCGATGTTTTTGCAGTAGCGGATAAAGCCCCACTAGCTTTGTCAGCAGCAGCCTTTGGTTCTGTCATTAAATTACCCAATGCAGAGCAGCGTATTTTTGCGTTTTCAAACATATTGGTTAGTTTTTTTTAAGTTTACATTTGAAGATGGCAACGATATTGGTAAAACCGTAACTATCTAATCCATCTTTGAAGTCTTTAGCCAAGCGAAATACTACATCTCCATTATAATTAATTTGCACTAAACAAGGATGATATATATCTGGAAAAAAATTTTGACGTACCATAAAATTAAAATGGTTTATTAATAAATTCAATATATTTCTCGGTGTATGCTTTTTTAATTACTTCGTCTGAATTACTTAACAGCTTGTACGATTCAAGTTCATCAGTCGTTTTGCAGTTTGCAATTTGCGAAATAACTCTTTGCTGCGTTGTTTGCTTGGGTTCTTTCTCAACAAAAACAGAAGGCAATTCATTGTTTTCTGTTCCCCTATTCAAATCCTTTCCCAATAATGTACCTATCTTCTTTGCTGCGTTCTTAAAAGCCATTGAAGCTGCCTTTGGTGTGGCAAGAGTAAGGTACTTGGTGTTTGGGGCAAATTCGGATGCTATTCCAAAGGATTTAATAGAAAGATTATTTTTACCATCATCAATAGCTAAAAATAAAACAACTTCTAGTGTTACGCTGATACCGAACTTATCTTGAACAAAATGGGTTTTATTTATTTCATACCACCATCTTCCAAAACAACTCAAAATATCCTCAATAAGTTCAATATCATTGTATTGGTATTCTTCTCCGGTTACTTCTGACTTTTTTGTTTTAATCCATTCGGGTAGTTGTGGCTGATTGAATGGGTCTTTACTTAACTTAACACTTTCTAAATATTCTTTCATAAAATTAAAATTATTTTACTCTTGTAACAATTACACCTTCTTGGGTTTCTTTTACTTTAAATTTTTTGTTGCAATGGTTGAAGTCTTTTTTCAACCGAGAAATAGTTACCATTGTAGTCATGTAGCTGTTGTCAACTGAAATGCTTTCATCTAATTCCAATTTTTCAATTTTGCTACCAAGTGTGTTTTCTCTCTTTGCCATTTTTTATTGTTTGAGGGTTAATAAAATGTTTAATGAGGATTTAAAGTAGAAGCCATTTGGGTATGTAATTCATCTTCTTCTTTTGATTCCGGAAAATCTGGTACAACATCCCATCCATTTCCATTCATAGGATTATCGTAAATTCTAATATAATCGCTATAAAAATGCAGCACTTTCCCACCTTTCATTCTACATACCCATACAGAATTTACATTTATGCCATAATCTATAATCATTATAGCTTCGGCATTTCCTTTTATGGTTAACACATCAATTGTTGGGTTTAATTGTAATATCATATATTTGTTTTTTAGTCCTACTTTTTGGTGATTATCCCTGCAAAAACTTCTTTTTTGCTTGATTTAGTTTTGACCTATATTCAATAATCAATTCTTTAAGCTCACTTATAGTAGGTTTATTTATTTCTCTTGATAGTTCTCTTAAATACTCTGCACTACCTTTCTTTTCTTCTTCTAAGTTCTTTTCAAACACTTCTAAATTACCACTTAATAAGCAGTTGTCGTGTTCCGATTGTGGTCTGCAATTAGCTTCTAACCACCGAGTAGATAAATTCTTTCTTGATATAAAATGACCGCATTGTATTTGTTGCCAATGAAAATCTTTTCCCGAAGTAAAACATCTAACAATACCGTCTTTATTTGCGTATTTAATCCTTATGTATTGCGAGAAAACATAATCTAAATCTTCTATTAGGTTCTGCATACTTTCCAATTCATCTGCATCTTTTACCTTGTAAATTCTTTTTTGAGTGTCTTCTATTGTTGCGCAACTCTTACACCTTCCCTTAGAAAAAATATAACTGGGAACAGAACATGAAATACATATTTTTTTCTTCCTTATAAAAGTTGAATTTGCCATAAGAATCCAAAGTTAAATTAAATTTCCGAAACAAAAAAATATTTATAAAACTTTATTTTTTCAAATGGACTAATATACTTTACTTTGTCAAAAACGATTAATTATGAGCAACAAAAAAAGAGATGAAATTTCTCAAAAGATTTTAAAAAGGCTGGATGAAATGGAAAGGAGAATGTCTTGGCTTTCTCGTAAAACAGATATTCCTTATGGAACATTATATTCTTCTTTGGTTCAAAAGGTATGTTTACTTTCCGAATCAAATTTAGAAAAAATAAGCGAGGTTTTGGATATTAGTTTAAAAATTAAATAATTAATTATTTATGGCAAAAGACCCTGCTTTTTTGTTTTATCCGGGTGATTGGCAGTTAGGTACTATGCACTTCACTTTATTAGAAAAAGGTGCGTACATAGAACTATTAATGTTGCAGTTTGCTAGGGGTAAATTTACAGAAGCACAAGCTAAGCATATGCTTGGCGTATGCTTTGACAATGTTTGCACAAATGTTTTAGAAAAATTTGAATTTGATGGTAAATATTACTTAAATGCAAGATTAGAGAAAGAGAAAGAAAGAAGAAGTAAATACACAGAAAGCAGACGCAGTAACGGTTTGGTTGAAAAAAGTAAGAAAAAAAACACCGAAGCATATGCTAAGCATATGGATACTCATATGGATAAGCATATGGAAGATGTAAATGAAAATGAAAATGTAATAGAAAAAGAAAGTATTCTTACAAATAGTAAAGTTAAAAAAATACAAATGCCCGAAATTTCAGAAATGCTAAATTTTGCCAAAACTGAAATTGAAAAACTTGGACACGAATTTTCAAAATTTGAATATTCGGTGAAATCAAAAATTGAAACTTGGCAGGAAAACGGATGGAAGGATGGACACAACAAGCCGATAAAAAATTGGAAAGCAAAAATTAAAAACACAATCCCATTTTTGAAACCGATGGCAGCACCCCAAAAACAAATTTTGGAAAAAGGTTTGGAGGAAGCAAGGGCGAACTTCACCCCCTCCGAGTACGTTCCGAGAAACATCGAAAAAGAGTTAGAAATCGCAAGAAACAATTTTGTTCCAACGCAATATGCCGAAGAATAGCCCGAAATACCCCCATAAGTAGGGGTAAATTTCAATTCAAATGGTAAAATGGTATAAACGTACCACCCACCAAAAAAGAACCGAAATTTAAGCCTTAAAATAAATAGTAAATAAATTATTAATATCAAGTTATGGTTACGATTTTTAAAAACATTTTCTCAAAAGAGCCATTTTATGTTTCCGTTGACGATGCTTTAGAAAGAATTAAATCGGGTAAAAGCAGAAAAATAGTAGAGGAAATTAGGGGTACTTTAGACAAGGAAAAAGCGAACAAAATTAAACTTAATTTACCCTCCGTTTGCTTTTCGGGAAAGTTTGGAAAGGATAGAACAGATGAACAGCTTATAGAACATTCGGGATATATTGTACTTGATTTTGATAATGTAAGTGAGTTAAGGGATAAGCAAACCGATATAATTTCTAAGCCATTTGTATATGCTTGTTGGGTATCTCCTTCCGGAAATGGGTTAAAAGCACTTGTAAAAATATCCAGCCCAAAAAAACACCGGGAACATTTCCAAGCACTGCAAGAAGAATTTATAGACATAGACAAAAGCGGAATAAACCCATCTAGGGTATGCTATGAATCTTTTGATAGTGAAATTTACATAAACAAGGAAGCGAGTGTTTTTACCAAAACAAAAAAGACCGAAAAAATACCAACCTATGTAAAAACAGCAGAGCAAGATGTAATCTTCAAAAGAATACTTACTTGGCTAACAAATAAAAACGAAGCGTTTGTTACAGGGGAAAGAAATAATTTTATTTTCAAGTTAGCTTCTGCTTGTTGCAGGTTCGGAATAGATTTACATTCCGCAACAAGTATGATTGAATCAGAGTTTGTAAGCAATTCTGATTTTACAAGAAACGAAGCACAAAGGGCAATCAAGTCAGCATACAAATCAAATAATTCATTATATGGTTCAGCTTCTTTTGATAGAGAAGTTTTAGTGGACAAAGTAACAAGAAAAGAAATACCTGTTGACCAAACAATATTTGATGAAGGACTAAAACTGAAAGATGTTGTTTATGGTATTGATGTAAAAGAACAAGCATTAAAAATATACGATGAAGGTTATGCAAAGATTGATGGAGTAGGCATACCCGAATTAGATGAAAGGTTTAAACCAAAGAGAGGTGAAATAACTTTGCTATCTGGAATCGGAAATTATGGTAAGTCAACTTTTAAGAAATGGTATCAAGCTATGCGAATGTTACTACATGGAGAAAAGTTTGCTTCCTTTGCACCCGAAGATAACCCACCCGAAGAATACTACCACGATTTTGTAGAGATTATATTAGGATGCGATTGTAGCCCAAGTAATCCAAACAGACCTTCAAGAGAAGTTTACGAAGGAGTATATGACCTTGTATGCAAACACATATTCTATGTATATCCAAAAGATGTAAGCCCTACACCACAATATGTAATGGAAGTTTTTCTTGAACTAATAATAAAGGAAAATATAGACGGTTGCGATATAGACCCATTCAACCAACTTACCAACGAATATAAAAACTTTCAAAGAACCGATAAGTACCTAGAGTGGGTGTTATCTTTATTTAGCAGATTTGCACAAACTAACAATGTTTTCTTTTGGATAATAGCCCACCCTAAATTAATGGTAAAAGCTAATAATGGAAACTACCCTTGCCCTGATGTATTTGATTTAAATGATGGTGCTATGTGGAACAATAAAATGGATAACATATTAATATACCACCGAGGATTAGCCCAAACAGACCCACAAAACCCATCTTGTGAATTTCACACTAAAAAGATACGCAGACAAAAGATAGTAGGGAAAAAGGGCTTTATACTATTTGAAATGTTTTTCAAAACAAGAAGATTTTTATTCAATGGAATAGACCCTATTGCAGTCCTACTAAGAAATAAAAATATTAATTTTGGACAACAAGAAGAAATAGTTGAAGAATCAAATGATTTTACTTATTTTTAATTAAATTATTTTATGACACATGGTTCTTTATTTAGCGGAATAGGAGGTTTTGACTTAGCAGCACAATGGATGGGATGGGAAAATATTTTTCATTGTGAATGGAACGAGTTTGGACAAAAAGTATTACATCAATACAATACAATGACATCACTAAAACAGACTTTACTATTCACCGAGGAAAAATTGACATCCTCACAGGTGGATTTCCATGCCAACCCTACTCATCAGCCGGAAAGCGAAAAGGAAAAGAAGATGAGAATTACTGGAACAAATTTTGGTTTGAACAACATAAAAACAAATAACATGAAAGATTTTACACCATTTCAAGAAGCATTAGACCTCAAAGAACTTGGATTTGATGAATTTTGTTATTCGAAGTACATTGAAAATGATAAAACAAGCAAAAATTATGGGGTAATATGTTCAGTACCTACCTATTCCCAAGCATTTCGGTTCTTTAGGGAGAAGTATGGGTTACACACTTGGGTTGGTTGTAAAACACTAGATAATGGTAAAACGGTTTACATCGGTAATGGAAGAACAATACCAAACACACTTAAAGATGGGTTTATAGTTGACATTATTCCTTATGAACCAAAAGATACTCACGAAGAAGCAGAACTAGGATGTTTAAGAAAATTAATTGAAATCGTAAAACACCTACAAGAATACAAGAACAGTACGATACCTCCAAGCCAAATAAATCGCAACAACCTTGCAGGAGTAATATTGAGGGAAGTAGAGAAAGGTCTTTTAAACACACCAACGGCATCGGACAAGAATGGGGGGTGTACGAGAACAAATCCAAAATTACAAATGGGCAGCAGCTTAGTAAATCAAATTCATGGGATAACAAAACAACCTATTGGGAAAACTTCCCATCTCAATCCCCAATTTGTACTCGAAATGATGGGCTTTCCTCCCAACTGGACGGAATTACCTTTTCTAAATGGAGAAACGAATCAATAAAAGCAGCCGGTAACGCAATAGTACCCCAAGTGGTTCTGCCGATATTCAAAGCAATTCAGGAATACGAATCATTAATTAATAAAAACCCAAACAATGTTAAAAATTGAAACAATCGCAAATCTTGGAAAAGATGCAACAGTTAATCAAGTAAATGGAAAGTCAGTAATTAACTTTAGTGCTGCACATACTGAAAAGTATAAAAATGCAGAAGGAGTAGAGCAGCAAAAAACAACATGGCTTTATTGTGCATGGTGGACTGAAAAAACAAATATTGCAAATTATATGAAAAAAGGAACTACAATTTATATAGAGGGAAAACCCGAAGCAAAAACATATACCGGAGAAGATAAAAACATTCAAGCACAAATACACATTAGAGTAAGCAGCATATCTCTGGTGTAAAAAAAATTAAGAAATGACAAATGATGCTATTTTATATCCATCAATGGTAAACAGAAGTCAAAAAAGAGAGTTTACAAAAGCCGCAACAAAAGCATTTGATAGACTTTCGGCAGTTAATTCTTCTTTTATTGCTTATGTAGTAAATGAAATTAATGACTTAGAATATTACAAATTTGTTTATGCAAAACATATTGATTGGTGGAAAAACGAATGTGAGGTATTAAGAAAAAATTATCCAAAACTTACAATCAATGAAAATTGGTTTGCTCAAAATTACAACTATGAAATATAGCCTATTTATTTTTTTGTTTATAGCTTCTTCTTGCTATTCACAATATACCGCTTCCGTTTATTACGGAAAGTCTTTGGGTGTTCAACTTACTAAAAAAAGAAATTCCGGTGTATATGGAATTGGGATTACAACTTTTTTCAACAAAGGTGCAGTAGGAATAGATTATACAAATTTTTACAACCCAGCCTTTGCAAAAGAAGTTGTTTATAATTATAACGGAACTATTTACGTAACTTATGGAAGATTGCTAAATGATTTTGTTTTTTCGGTAAAATGTGGAATGGCAGCGAAAAGTATTTACTACAACGGAGAAACAAACGGAGAAAAGTGGTATGTAACAAGGAATGGAGGAACGTACCTACTATATGGATTAAATGTTGCTTACAACATAAAAAAAATACAAATACTTTCTTCATTTGACAACGTAAACAAATTTTCATTAGGTATTGGAATAAACTTTAAAGAATATGCAAAAACTAGATAATGTAACAATAGTATGCGTTGATACTTACAACGTAGGCGAATCGGTTATAGCTTTAAGAAAAACATTGATGGAGGTTGAACCGGATGAATGTTTATTTTTTACAAACGCTGATATTGAATTAGAGGGAGTAACAACAATAAAAGTAGATAACATAAATTCGGTAGATGATTATAGTCGCTTTATGATTAAGCAGCTATACAAGTACATAAACACCGATTTTGTATTGGTTATTCAACACGATGGATATGTATTAAATGGAGATTTGTTTCCAAAAGATTTATACCTGTACGATTACTGCGGTGCATTGTGGCTTGAAAAAGACCAATTAAACAATGGAAACGGAGGTTTTTCGTGGCGGTCAAAAAAATTGCTTATTGATATAGCAACAGATGAAACAATTTCAGTATTAACACCCGAAGATGTTTCTATTTGTAGAATTTATCGCAGATACCTTGAACAAAAATACGGACTTGTATGGGCTGCTGACTACATAGCAGAAAGATTTTCATTTGAACTACAAGAACCAAGAAGAAAAACATTTGGATTTCATGGATACCACCATAAACCATACAAGCCAACAGTAGTAATACAAAGGATGGGTGCTATGGGTGATGTTATTGGGGTAGAACCTGTACTTGAACACTTTTACAACAAGGGATACAGAGTAGTGCTAAAAACTACACCACAATTTTATGCTTTATTTGCTCAACACAAATACCCTATTATTCCATACGAAGAATTTGATTATGGAAGAATAACGCACGAGTATTATAACTTGGATATGTCTTATGAATCCAAACCAAAAGAACTTCACCTAAAAACGTATTATGAATTTGCCGGAGTAAAAGACGGAGTAATAAAGAAGCCCAACCTTTACTTTCAATTTGATTTTAAAGAACATAGAATATTTAAAAAATATGTTATAATACATAACGACACAAGGGCACAGCCCTACCGAAACATTAATGATTTTTCATTTGATTCAGTAGCATTACAATTTAGGAAAATGGGATATGTCGTACTTCAAGTAGGCATAAACGGAAAACCAATAGAGGGTGCAGACTTTATACAAACAACAAACTTGCAATTTTTAATGAATGTGGTTGCCGGGGCTGACCTTTTCATAGGCATAGATTCGGGTATTTCACATATTGCACAAGCATTTGGTATTCCATCAGTTATATTTTCGGGTAGTGTAGATTTAAGGGTAATTCATCCCGATATGAGAAATATGTTATGGTTAAATTGGTTTTATGATAGACCAAACCAAACAAAAATATGCGATAAGCCGCTTTGCTGGCACGAAACAATAGGTTGTGAGGGCATGGAATGTTATGTTGATAAAGAAAATCCACCTTGTTCAAGATTTGAAGCATATTATTTGGATGCGGAAATTATTTTAAGTAAATTTGGCATTAAAAACAATCAAAATGGATAAAATTACAGCACTAAAATTGGCTATTGAAAACGCAGACCAACTAAAATCAGATTTGCCAAACGAGCAATACGAAGTTCCTGCTTTGACAAGTTTAAGGATTAGGCATTTGCTAAACAGCATTGGGAAATTAGGAACACAATATTTAGAGGTTGGTGTTCACAAAGGGGGAACATTTACGGCTTCCGTATCAAATAATTCTAATCTTAAAGAAATTTTTGCAGTTGATTCATTTGAATCAGACAAGGGAAACGAAAACGACAAAGCACAACCGCAATTTATCCATTGGGCTAACAAACTAAAATCTCCCGAATCAAACTTTACTCTTATTGTTAGCGATTCCTTTCAAGTAGATTTAAGTTTATTGCCAAAAGATATTGATATTTACCTTTACGATGGCGACCATTCCGAAGAATATCAAAGAAAAGCACTAACTTATTTTAAAGATAATCTTGCAGATGAATTTATTTTCCTTTGCGATGATTTTGATTGGGATGAAGTTCAACAAGGAACAAGAAAAGGTATTGAAGATGCTGGGTACATTATTTTGTTTGAGCAGTACATGGCTTCAAAAGGCAGCCACGATAATGATAGTTGGTGGAACGGTTTTTATGTAGCCTTGTTGAAGAAAAGCGAAAAAAAGAAAAAATCAAAAAGCAAATAATGGTAAGTTACAAAAACGATAATGGTAGTGGGGCTTTATGGGTTGAAATGGTAAAAGAAATATTGGCAAAAGAGCCAAAAAACACTTTGCTTGATTTGATGTGCCATAGAGCCCCGCATACCCCAATGCTAGGATTTAAAAGCATAACCTTTGTTGATATACAATATCGTGGACTTGATTTTGGATTGAGAGATAACGATTTGTTTATTCAAGCAGATGCAATAAAATTCTTGGAAAGATGCGGAAACTTTGATACTATAATTTGTTCGGATGGCATTGAGCATTTTAACAAAGAAGATGGGCTTTGTTTGCTTGAACTGATTAAACAAAAATCAAAATCATCAGTAATATTTACGCCCTATGGAGATTGTATGGTTGATGAAAACTCTATCCACCCGGATACTCATAAAAGTGGATGGACTGAAACGGACTTTGAAAAAATGGGTTATTCGTGCATAATATTTCCAAACTTTCATCCCGAATTAAATAAGGGTGCAATATTTGCTTACATAAATTAAAATTATAAACAACATGAACACAATGCCATTATTTAGTGAATTAGAAAAATTAGGGTATAAAAAACATAGCGAAAAGTCATTTGAGGAATTAGATGAACTTCCGTTTGATAGCAAAGAAATAACAATAGAAAAATCTTTAGTTTTTAAATGGTTTAGAGATTCATACAATATTTTTTGCGATGTCAGTCCGCAACATAATGCCCAAAATGCAGGATTTAGCAACAATCTTGTTTTTCTTTATAGTGTCTTAATGGATGAAAACAACACTCATGCAGGGGTGGGAGTGTCATACGAAGAAGCCGAATACTTATCTCTGATTGAAATTATAAATTGGCTTTATTCTAAAAAATAATTTATGAAACTAGCAGGAATATCAATACTAAAAAACGCAGTAAAATACGATTATTGTTTTGAGGAATCAATCAAGTCTTTGTTGGCTGTTTGTGATGTTGTAATAGTTGCTTATGTAGAAAGTGAAGATAATACTTTAGAAAGATTAATGGCTACGAAATACAACGGAACACCGCTTATAGTAATCAACCTTGACGAAACCGATTGGAACTTTTACACCGACAAGCACCGCCTTTCCTACATCACAAACATAGCTATACAACACGCAGACCGACTAGGATTTTCTTACGTTCTATCGGTACAAGCAGACGAAGTTGTTCACGAAGATAGCTATGCAGAAATAAGAAAGTTTGTAGAATCGGGTAAAGATAGTTGCCTAATAAGAAGGGTTAACTTATGGAAAACACCTAACCACGAACTGAATGTGCCGCAGAATATACTTCCTTGCAGTAATATAGTATTGAGATTGGCAAAGGCTAATTATCGTGCCTATGATGATGCAGAAAGCCTAATGACAACTACCAATGCACAACCCGAACTAAACGAAAACATAGTAATAGTACACTATGGATTTGTAAGGAAAAAGGAAGTAATGAAATCCAAAATAATCAATATGCAGCAGGGAGTGTTTGGGATGATTGATTATGATAAAAAACTAGACGAGTGCGAGGTATTTAATCCCGACTTGTGGTTTGACCCAGAAAAAGATTTGAAACCAATTTCAGTAACCCATCCAAAATTTATGGAAGAATGGGTTAAGGAAAGACCATAAACCTTTAAATTAAAAAATATGTCTTGGCAAAAATGTCCGGTATGTAATGGAATAGGAGAAGATGTTAGGCAATCCGAAGGGGGTATGCAAAGGGGTTGCCCCACTTGCAAGGGTGCAAGAATAATAAACGAACTTACAGGGCATCCGCCTTCTTATGAAATAAAGACAGGTGTAACAACAGGCACAAGACCCTGCATTGGTTATGAACCTTTAAATTTAACAGGCGATGCTTGCAAAAATTGCGGAAAAGGAAGATGGTATCATACAATATTTTAGGAATAAAAAACCCCCAACAAGTGGGGGCTTTAAAACTTCGGCTAAAAATTACTTAGCAGCACTATCAAGAGTACTTACTGTTGCGTCAGTATAATACTTTGTTGATGGCTGATTCAATCCTTGCGGAAGAACCTCAATGCAAGTAATGGTAGTTACACCATTAAATACGTTTGTTGGGGTGCTACCAACAGGGATTGGATAAAAAACAGTTCCGGTAGAGGGGAAACTCATTGTAATCCCCTGCGTAGCAGGAATGTTTGCGGCAGAATATAACGCACGAGCCGATGCGTTACTTGACGAACCTTTTCCATAAATGGAAGCTAAAAAGTGCATGTTTGCCATTGTTGATTTGTTTTAATTGTTAAAAATGATTGGCTATCAAATAACGAACTATTATGATTAAATTCAAAACTTCTTCTCCGGCAGGAGATTTAATGTCTATGTTACCGGGTATTAAAAAGCTATGTGAGGACAAAAATCAAAGGGCTATAATATACCAAAGATTAGATGTAGCAGGGATAGGATATGAGGGGGCTATTCATCCATTTAAAAATGAAATAGGGGATGAAGTAATGATGAACGAGTATATGTTAAATATGCTAAAACCGCTATTGGAAAGTCAAGATTATATTGAAAAGTTTGAAATATACACCGGACAAGAATACGATATTGATTTAGATAAGGTACGGATGCAAGTATTTACTAATCAACCATTAGGTTCAATAAATAGATGGATATTTTATGTTTATCCTCAAATGACTTGCGATTTATCTGAAAGCTGGGTAAAAAAAGAAGAACTACCCCACTACCTTGCACTATTTGAGTTTGGCGATAAGTTAATAATTAACTTTACATTCAGATACAGAAATACAATAATTGACTACAATTTTCTAAAAAAGTATGAAAGTAAAGTTGTTTTTGTTGGTTTAAAAGAGGAAAAAGATTTCTTTTGCAAACAATGGGGATTAGAGATAGACCATATAGAAATAAACAATTTTAGGGAACTTGCTGCACTCTTTGCTACGGCAAAAGGTTTTTTAGGTAATCAGTCATTTTGTTATCAACTTGCAGAAGGATTAAAAATACCAAGAATACTTGAACTATCTCCTGTTATACCTAATGTAATACCTACCGGAGAAAACGCATACGATTTTTACCATCAGCAAGCAGTAGAGTATTATGTAGATAAAGTATTAAATAATTAACCATGAATATTGTTATTAAAGAAATAATTGAATATATTATCCTTTTTTGTCTTGGTTTTTCTCCTTTGATTGGATTTTGTTTTATGGTTTTTTACGATTATAAAAGTGATAAAAAGCAAATCAATAAATAAATAAAGTGAAAAAGTTTATATCATTTTCGGGGGGTGTTGAAAGTACAACAATGTGCATTTTGTATGGAAACGATGCGACTGCAATATGGGCTGATACAGGTTCAGAACACAAGTATATGTATGAAAGGCTAGACAAGGTAGAAAGTGAAATAAAAAAAATTCATCCTAATTTTACCATAATAAAGGTAAAAGGTAGTTGCAATTACAAAAAACAAAATTACGATAATTTAGAAAGATTAATTGTTGCACAAAAATTTATGCCTAGCGGACAAGCGAGATTTTGTACCAGAATATTTAAAATAGAACCCATAGACAATTATTTAAAAAGTCAAGGAAATTGTAAGTTAATGATTGGATTAAATGCAGATGAAGAAAATAGCAGAGAAGGAAATTGGGGGCTACAAGAAAACGTAAAGTATATTTATCCATTAATAGAAGATGGATTAACAAGGGATGATTGTGAAGAAATTTTGTATAAGCATAACTTGCATCCGCAAATGCCTGTTTTTATGAGCAGGGGGGGGTGTAGAATGTGTTTTTTCAAAAGCGAAAAAGAATATCGTGCAATGTTTCATCTAGCAAACGAAGAATTTGTTGAAGTAATGAATTTTGAAGAAGAAAACTACTAAAAAAAGAAACAAGCTGCGGAGCATTTTGCCATAGATAAATAATAAAATATGAAACTAATAGCACCAAAAGACAAAATTATTGTAGAGGTAGATTTAGAAAGCAAAAACTCACACACCTTTCAAGATGGAACAAAAATAAGACTTGAAAGAGGGTACGATAACTTCAATGGAAGGTACACCAACCCTGTAAACGGAGTATTAGTAGATGGAATGGGATTAAAGCCGGGAACACCTGTAATAATGCACCATAACACCATTCACGATACAAACAAGGTATTCAGCGTAAGGAACAAGCCACTTTGCGGAACTTATTCAGTACCTATTGATGAATGTTATTTGTATTTTGAGGATAAGTGGAAACCATTCCCACACTTCTCTACTGCATTGAGATTATTTGAACCATACAAGGGGGTTATTCATGGAGTGCAGCCTAGCGTAATAAAAAACAAGTTGTATATTACGGGTGGAGAGTATGCCGGAAACGTAATGGCAGTATTAAAATCTTCTGATTACGAGGTGATATTTCAAGACCAAGATGGAAAAGAAAAAAGAATAATCAGAGTTAGAAGTTCGGGTGAAAGAGATGAAATGGTAGCTATGGAACACGATTTGACAAACAAGGTAAATATGTGTGAGGTATTAATAGGACTTTCGCCAAGTGAAGCTAAAATAATTTATGAATATGGAAACTAAAAAAGAAATTGACGAACTAAAAGAGCAAGTAAACTCTTTAAAAAAAGAAAACAAATACCTATCAGATAAGTTGATTTCATACGAATCAGATGGAGTAGGAAAGCTATACAATTCTTTGCAAAGAAAGGCAAACGAAATGGCAGACCTACTAAACAAACACAAACTAACTGAAATAGATATAGATGATAAAAACTCAAAAACATTTGAAAGAATTAAAAGCGTTTGGACAGATGCAAAAACAATATCAGAAAGTATTCAAATACTTAAAGGGTTTTCTCAAAAAGAAGTGGAAGGAGATACTAAAGAAGTACAAAAAAAAGTTGAAGAACGGATTCCAATTACAGCCGAATCGGTTGCCAATTCCGTTGGGGATTTAGCAGGACAAAAAAGATAAAATATGTTTAAGCCATACGAAAACGGAACATCGGTTAATATACAAGGGTTAATATGCAATATACCTGAACCGGGATACGTTTTTAATGCCTTTACAAACACCCTACAATGGAGAGGAATATACCAAAGGTCAGATAACCCAAAGCACCAATATTGGGAAAGAATAAAGCCCCCTGCATGGTATGATGAAGTAATGAAGGAGTGGGATAACTACGAAAAGAAAAGGAAAGACGACCAACCCGATTTCTACAACGAGAAACTTGAAGAATTTAAGAAACAAGAATGGGATAGAAGATTGAATGGATTTTGGTTTATGAACAATGGTAAACCAACCTACATAACCGGACTACACTACCTTTATCTTCAATGGTGGAACATAGATATTGGAAGCCCTAAATTCAGGATTCCAGATTTAGAAAAATCTTACTTTTTAGAATACTGCATACAAGACCCTATTAGTATGGGGATGGTAGAGGTAACGAAACGAAGATTCGGTAAGTCATTCTTTGCAGGTGTATTTCTTGTTGATTATATCACAAGAACCAAAATGACTTTTGGCGGCATACAATCAAAGACAGGTGCTGATGCAAAGAAATTCTTTTCTAAAACTATTGTCAATCCATTTAGAAGGTTACCAAGATTCTTTCGACCCGAATACGATATGTCTTTAGGTGTCAATCCAAGAACGGAAATGCGTTTTCAAAAGACAAACGTAAGGGGTAAAAAATCAGAAGATTCAGTAGATAAGGATGAATTAGGTAGTGCTATTGACTGGCAAAGTGCAGACGAAACAGCTTATGACGGACAAAAGATACACAGATACGTTGGTGATGAAGAAGGAAAAACTACGGAATGTAATGTTTACGATAGACACGAAGTAGTAAGATATTGCTTAAAAGATGATGAAGGTAGGATTATTGGCAAGGCTTTATACACAACCACAGTAGAAAAACTTGATACCGATAAAAACGGAATACAGGATGCCTTTAAGTTATTGTGGGATGAATCCGACCAAAATAATAGACAAGAAAACGGAGAAACAAGTAGCGGATTGTATCGCTTCTTTATGTCTGCAAAAAAAACAAGAAACTTTGACTTATACGGATATCCGGATGAAGAAAAAACACTAAAGGCTATAATGGCTGAAAGGGATGCAGCAAAAAACAACCCTAGAGCATTATCAGCAAGGATAAGAAAAGAACCTCTAACAATAGAGGAAGCATTTAGTACGGATGCAGATGATTGTATATTTAACGTATTGAACATAGCCAAAAGAGAACAAGAACTAAACGAAAATCCGGTACTAAAAAGAAAAGTTTTATTCTACCGAGATATAGACCAAAAAGTAAAATGGAGAGAAGCAGTAGATGAAGATTTCCATTGGAAAATAACCCAATTTCCACCACAAGGACAAGACAACAAATACACATACGAGCAAAAACAAAAGAAGCCCGGAAGAATAAGCGATGGGGTAATTGCTATTGATGGATATAGTAATAGTCAAGGAGGTAAGTATGGTTCAAGAGCAAGTGCGTGGATAGGAAGGAGATGGGATATGTTAAATCCATCTCAAACAGGGAAGGCAATAGGACACTTAATTGGCAGACCATCTATAAAAGAAACGCTACATGAACAAGTTCTGCTTGCAAGTGAATATTATGGCTACAAGGTGTGGTACGAGCATAATTCTGACGACTACCTAAGTTATTTTAGGGATAGAGGTAGAATACTATATTTGGGGTTATATCCTAATTCAGTAATAGACCCAACCAAAAAAGATTCAGAAAGATATAGAGGATTTCCAACCACACCATTTAGTTTGACAAAGCAAAACGATGTAGGCATAATGTATTTTGAAAACCACATTGATAAAGTGGACTTTGAAAACTTACTTGTGGATGCAAAGAAGTACGACCCTAATGACCGGAACAAATTTGATACTACTGTTTCTTTTTTAATGATGCTTGTTTTACTGCTTGAAACTGTGGTTGATAAGCCAAAAAAAGAACCTATGGTTAAAAGCTATGTACCAAATTTGGTTAATTAAATTATTTTTTTATTTTTTGTACTATATTTGGAAATAAAATTTAACATAAATTGTTAAACAACAACGAAATATCATCAGGTCAACCACTAAAAGATTTTCAAACTACAACCAATGTAGCATTGAAATCAGATTTAGATTTTGGTAAAAAGGTTGCTGAATCAATATATTCTACCATCTACGGAAACCAAACATACTTTTGGATACGCAATAATCGTTTTAGAAAGAATAGACAAATAGCCACCGGAAAGATAGATATGTCAGTCTATTTAGATAGATTGGAAATGAATGGCAAAAACAATTATGTAAACATTAATTGGAAGCCTATTCTTATCGGAAACACAATCATATCAAGGCTTGTAGGTGGTTGGATGGCAAGAAAAGAGAAAGTAAAGGTTACCGCAGTTGACCCAACAAGTTTACAAGAAAAGAAAGACAAAGCAGCAGAAGCGGAATATTACTACCAAAACAAGGAGGTACTTACTCAAATATCACAAGAATCGGGTGTACCAATGATTCCACAAGGGCAATTTGTGGCAGAAGATAAAGACGAATTGGATAGATGGACAATGGAGTTCAATAATCTTCCAGAGGAAATAAAATTCAGTTTAGGGTGCAACAACATATTTAACGCTAACGGATGGTATGGAGTGTTAAAAGAAAAGATGCTACACGATGCAGCTTCGGTAGGGCTTGTAGGAACTTATACATGGATGAATGATAAAGGGGAGGTTCTTGTAGAGTGGTTAAGACCCGAAAACTGCTTTTATTCATATTCAGACTACCCCGATTTTAGAGATACATCATACAGAGGGCATATTCGTTCTATTAAAATAAGCGAATTAAGGGCAAAGTACGGAAAGGAAAACGGAGGTACACTTACCGAAGAAGAAATTTTTGAAATAGCTAGTTTTTCAAAAGACTATCAGCTTACCGATAAGATAAAGTGGATGCAGGATTGGAATGTATCTTATTTGCGACCATACGATGAATACAACATTGATTTAATGTGCTTTGAATTAAAGTCATACGATTCACAAGGATATTTAGTTACAAAGACAAAGAAGAATAACGCTACAATCATTCGCAAATCCGAAAGACCACAAAAGATTGACGAAAACCAAGAATTTGTAAGCGAAGGAAAGTGGAACATATATGAAGGAGTTTATTGCCCGGCAGTAAAGAAAATAATCAAATGGAACATTAAAAAGAATATGATTCGACCCCAAGACCCAAAGGAATTAGGTGATGCAGAATTTTCATATTCTTTTTATATGTATCAGCAGCAAGATATGCGTAATGTGGCTATCGCTGAAAAGATTGAAGAACCTATTGAGCAAATGATTTTAGCAAGGCTAAAAATTCAGCAGCTTGTAGCAAAGATGGTTCCATCTGGTGCGGCTATTGATGTTGATGCTTTACAAGAACTTGATTTAGGTTTGGGAGATTTTTCCAAGCCAATTGATATACAAAAGATTTGGGAACAAACAGGTAAACTTTACTATCGTGGTAGAGATGCAGAGGGGCAAGCTATACCTATACCAATTAAGGAACTTGCAAACAATGGATTTGCGCCGCAATTACAAGCACTTATTTCTCTTTACCAATTCCACTATCAAGTATTAAAAGATGAATTGGGCGACGACCCTAACCTATTACAACAAGCATCTAGACCAAGAGTAGCAGTACAAAACATAGAATCATCTATGCAGTTAGCCAATAACGCTACCGATTATGTTTATGATAGTTATTTGTATGTAATGGAGGACACCGCAAGAAAGGTAGCTTGCTTATTAAATGCTTCCGTACTTCATAGCGGAGAAGCGTATAGAGATATGTTCTCCGAGCAAGATGTAAGACAAAGAAACTTTTTGGCAAAAGTAGATATGCTGCCTACCGAATACGAAATGCAGAAGCTAGAAGCTATGATGAACAATTCCATAGCCGCTACACCTTTGCTTACTGTATATTTAGACCCTTTCAAAATAATGCGTATAGCAAAAGAAAGTGTAGAACTTGCAGAAATGTATTTCAGACAAGGGCAAAAAAGATACATAAAGACAGAGCAACAAAAGGCACAGCAAAATGCACAAATGAACAACGAAGCCAATCAGCAAAGCATAATGGCAAAAGCACAGGCAGACGAAGCCATTGAAAAGAAAAAATCAGAATCCAAGCAAAAGGAAATGGTAATTCAAGGGTTATTTGAGTTGGCTAAAATTCAAATGCCTATACCCGAAGAATTGAAGCCTGTTGTTTCAAGCGTTTTGCAAAACTTCCAAGTGCCTGTTGAAATGGAAAACCAACAAATTCAACAAGCTATTATGCAACAACAGCAGCAGCAGCAAATGGAACAAGAAGGACAAGGACAACCACAAGAACAAGGTCAAGAACAACAACAGCCACAAGAAGAAATGGCTTAACAATAACCCACAAAAACAAAAAAAATGGCAACGGCAACAAAAGTAATTATAGAACTATCAAGAAACAATGGACAAGTAAGTAGGTATGTAGATGTAACACCTGTATTTCAAACAGGGGCTGCACAAACTTATTACGAAGATGTTTCGGGATGGGATGCAGCAACAGTTCAAATAATATCGCCATCCGCAGCTATAAACTTTAATACTACCAACGACAATGGGTATGCGGCAGGTTCTGCAACCATACTACCTGTTCCACAAGTTCCTGCGAATTGGGTTGCAGTACAAGGCGTAAATGTTACCACAGGTGTATCAGTTACTTCTGTTGCCGCAAGTGCAATGGTAAAATTTGTTAATTTAGGTAGATTTTTACAATTAGTTTAATCAAAATAAACATATATGTCAGAAACAATTACACTAGCAGACGATTTTAACCCATTTGATGATACAATCGTTTCAGCACCACCACCTGTTGATACTACCCAACCAACAGACCCAATAGAAACACCCCAAGCAACACCAACAACAGAAACACCACAAGTTGACTACAATTCATTTATCAAAGAAAACTTTGGTTACGATTCAGTAGATGCAGCAAAAGAAGAAATTGAAAAGCTGAAATCAAAACCCGAAATGTTTTTTGAAAATGAGGTTTCTGAAAGGCTGTTTAACCTTATTAAAGAAGGCAAAGAAGATGAAGTGTTTTCGGTAATTCAAGAGAACAAAAAGATAAAATCTTTGCTTGATGGAGATGTAACCCAAAACGCATTAGATATTGTTAAATTAAACTACGAAAAAAAATATTCGGATTTAACGAAAGACGAAATAGATTTGCTCATATCTGATAACTATAAGTTTCCGGACAAGCCGGAGAAAGGAGAGTTTGAAGAAGATGATGATTTTAACGCAAGACAAAGGGTTTATGATATTGCAATGGATAAAATAAACAAGAAGATTGTTATTGATGCCAAAATAGCAAGACCCGAATTGCAAAAACTGCAACAAGAAATTAAATTACCAGACATAGACCAACAAGCTAGAATAGATTTTGAGAAGGATTCCGAAAATCTTAGAAAAGCAAGAGAAGTCTATGAGCAAACTTTGAATAACGAATACCAACAATTTGATGGTTTCAAGTTGTCCGTAAAAGATGGTGAAGTAGAAATGCCTATCACCTTTTCAATTACGGATGAAGAAAAAAATTCGTTAAAGGAATTGCTTTCTGATTTTAACCCGGATGATTATTTGTCTAAAAGATGGTTTGCCGAGGATGGAAAACCCCAAGTAAAACAAATCATGTCCGATATCTACTTGTTAGAAAATCAAAGCAAAATTCTTCAAAAGGTTGGGAACGAAGCAGCAAGCCAAAGGATGCTTCACCAATTAAAGCAATCTGGACAAATATCCGTAGGCACAACTCCGCAAAGACCGATTAACCAAAGCGATGCTTCTATGATGGATAGCTTAGCTGAATGGGCTTTCGGTTCTTAATATTGCTTTTTGCGGAAAAGCATAACAATTAATACTTATAAAAATGAGTATCCCTACTTCAAATATATTGAAGCCCGGAAGCATTAGCCTTACTTCGCAGAACAGGCAGCTTATGGTTGACCTTCAATTACTTACCCCTCAATATTACAAAAAATATACTGAAAAGTATGGTAACGAGGACTTTACATGGTGGTTAGCCGCCCAAGCCGGAATGGAAGAAGTGAAAAACAGAAACTTCTTTTGGTTTGAAAATCGTGGTAAATTGATGCCCGCAGTTACAACCACAGGTACTGTAACAGGTGCTGCTGGTGCAACAGTAACCTTAACGCTTTCATCAGGCGACCACTACAACTCGGGAACACAATCTCCACTTCGTGTAGGTGAAATTCTTCGTGTAGCATCTTCTAACGTAGAGGGTAAAATCCTTTCCATTAATACCGCTTCCGCAGGTGCATTTACTTTCACAGTAAGACCGCTTAAATCAACTGTTGCTTTTGCATCGGCAGGTTCTCCTTCACTTTTATCAGGTGAGGTATTGCTTTTTGGTGGTGTATCAGAAGTTGGTGAAGCATCCACGCAAGTTGACCCATTGATTCATTTAGACCAGCGTTACGAAAACAACATCACAGAAATTCGTGATGGTTGGAGTAATACCGATTTGGCTCAAATGGCAGACACTTACTATGAATATCCTGTTTCTGCTGACATGGCTGCAAATGGTGTAACCGCATTTACCTACAAAGGAATGTATAAAACACTTGTACGCTACAAAAACAACATTGAGAACAAATTAATGAGAGGTGATACCTTAACAAATACCGGACTTTCTACCACTTCTGTTGGTGCTCAAGGAATCATCCCCAAAGCAATCGCAGATGGTGTAAACGTAGGATACACTCCCGGTAACTTGGATATTACCAAACTCCATGAAATTACTCGTGTAATGGACGTAAACGGAGCAGCAAAGCAATGTGCTTGGTTATCTGATATTTTCCAACGTCAAGATTTCTCTGATGGTATCTTCTCCGCTTATCCCGGTGGTTCATTCGTTTGGGGTAATGGTGAAAAATCAAAAGAAGCAGCCGTATCTTATGGTTTCCAAGAAATCTACATTGATGGATATATGCTTCAAATCAAGAAGTATCCGCAGTTTAACTCCGAGGTAATGACAGGATATACTCCTTCAACCGATTACTTCCGTAACTTCGGACTTATCTACCCAATGGGAGAAACTAAAGATAGCCGTTCCGGTCAAACATACAAAAACATCACAATCATGTTTCAAGAGCCGCCTAAGGGGGGAACAGTAGGTAACGGGATTCGTGTATGGCAGTATGGTGGTGGTTCTCCGAATCCTACCGATGGCGTAATGAGTAATCAAATTGCGATGATAAGTTATCGTTCGAGCCGTGTATGCGCTGCGAACCAATTCGTAGTTGTTCAAGACTAATATTACTTGATTTGTGCAATAAAAAACCCTCAATAATAAAATATTGGGGGTTTTTTCGTATCTTTAATTCGCTAAAACATAAAGATATGACAAATGTAAATGAAATTTGGTTACCAATACCAAATTATGAAGGATTATATGAGATTTCCAATTACGGTAGAATAAAATCCTTTTTATCACCTCCAAAAAGAAATAAAGTAAATATTCCATTAAAAGATGGAAAAATTATAAATCCATCTTACGATAAAAATAATTATTTAAAATTGGATTTAATTAAAAACAAAAAACCAAAAACATTTAAAGTACATAGATTGGTAATGTTAGCTTTTGTAGGGGAATTAAAATTAGCCGTTGACCATATTGACGGAAATAAGGAAAACAATCATTTAAGCAATTTAAGATATTGCACTAATAGAGAAAATAGTATTTATTACTATGAAAAAAAAGAAGGCAAATCAAGTAAAAATGTTGGCGTTTCTTATCGCAAGGACAATAAAAAATGGCGTTCTTATATAATTATAAATAAAAAACAAGTGCATTTGGGTTTTTTTGATACAGAAGGAGAAGCTGCAAAAAAATACTTAGAAGCAAAAGAAAATATTGTAAATTTGGGTATTAAATAACCGAGTAAGTGGAACTACTATTGATTCTGCTTATTCATAAAATCACCATTTATGGCGAAAACAAAAAGTTCATCTTTATCCGACCAATCTCTTGTATTTCAAGATGAACCGGATTTATCACACCAACACGAAGAATCGCAGTCAGCGACACAATCTTCAACAATCCAAACAAGTACCTTTAAAGTTTACAAGCTATCAGATGTAAACAAAAGTGGAGATTTCCACATGGAAGGTATTGATGATGTTTGGAATCCAGAGAAGCAAAGAATGGAACGTATTAGGCTTTTACGAGGATTTCCAAGCATTTATTTGGAAGACCAAAAGGCACTTACGGAAGATTTTATTAAAGCCAACCGGAGAACACTTGTTTTTCAACGCAGAGTTTTAAGGCTTCCAGATTATGACCAAACAGCGATTGACTTTTTAAACAAATCAAACGCAAACCTTGACAACCCACACCGAAAAGGGTACAAGAGAAACACATTCTTTGAATGGAATCCGCTTCGTCAAGCAGAAATTGATAGAAAGAAAAGGCTGAATCGTATCGAAGCAATTAAAATGGCAACAAACGCTACCGAAGAAGATATGCGTAGGCACGCAAACTATTTAGGTATCAGCTTTATTGACGAAATGGGCTTCCCTAAGTCAGCAGAAGGATTGCGTAATGACTATGAATTGTACGCAGAATCGCAGCCTAATAAGTTTATGCAATCAGTAGGAAGTAAAGAAGTAGAAGTTGCTTTCGTTGTTAAAAAAGCTATCACAGATAGTAAAATTGACTTGACAAGCAGACCGGGTTCAGCTTATTGGGCTTCTGATGGAGGTTTTATTTGTAAAATACCGCCAGACCAAAAGGCACACGAATACTTGGTGGACTTTGCACTCTACCCACAAGATGATAGTAAGCAGTTCCTTGAACAGCTAAAAAAACTTCAATAAGCATAAAAGCCTACAAACTAAAAAATTGTAGGCTTTTTTAATTTTTGGAATAAGTATATTTGTGTATAATATATTCGTATGAATGTTGATGAAATGTACAGGATATGCCAATACGCAATTAACAAGGCACAAAATGGCAACCTAACACCATCCGAGTTCAACCTACTTGTAGAGCAAGCACAAAATTCATGGGCTGATTTTCTTATTGGAGAATTTCAGCAGTATCAATACGGAAGGGCTCAATCAAGAATAGGGTATGGACAAAATAGCAACGTAAGACAAAGACTACAACCATTTATATACACCACAAACTTATCTGTTGACCTAAATGGATTTTGTACTTATCCCGGAGATTATTTACAAGCAGATGCTATGTGGACTATCTATGGAAACCAAAGAGTAACGTGGACAAGTCAAGATAAGTTGTACTCTATCTATAATTCAAAAATAGACCCAATAGCGACCAATCCTGCCTACCTTATTGAAGATATAGGGTTTAGGTTCTATCCTGCTAATATAACCGCAGCAAGGCTATCCTATATCAAAAAACCAACAAGAATATATTGGGCATATACTACTGATGGAAATGGCAGACCTGTTTATTCTTCTGCGTTATCGGAACAACCAAAATGGAGTAACTTAGACCAACTTGAAATCATAGCAAGAATACTAAAACTTGCAGGAATAAACTTGAAAGATGGAGATGTACTCAATTACGCTAACTCTATAATTACACAAGGACAATAATGCAAAGACAAACATTCATAGAAAGAATATTAAGGCTGATATACAACGAGCAGCCAAGCGATGATTCCTCTATTACATTCAACCTTGTAAATGAGTGGTTAAACGATGGCATTGGTGTTGCTGCGAAAAAAAACTATACCGATAACCTACAATTAGAGGGAGTAGCTTTTGTAAATAGTTCTTTCTTTACTACCTTTTCTAATTTGACTATAACGCAAGCAGATACTGATTTATATACAATAACACTACCACAAATACCCTTTGCACTAGGAAAGACTGATGGCATAGCTTCCTTACAAATTTATTCTAATCAACAATCAAGAGCAGGAGTACCACTCAATACCGCACAATCAGTATATCAAAATAATATCAGACCAATACAGGGTAAATTTGCTTTTTGGTACGATGGCAAAACAATTTACATAAAATCGGGAACAATAATCACAAACTACAAAGCAAAAATAAGAATGGTGAGTGGTGGTGTTTCTTCCGACTTAACTTCTGAATTAAATGTACCGGATGATTATATACCTGTTATTGTTGAATATATGAAATTACTTATTGCAAATAAACAAAGACCAATCCAAACAACAAACGATGGAGTGGATTCGCCAAACTAACAAATATGGGAAAGACAAGTGCAATGATTAAAAGAAAAGATGGCAGATATTCAAGGCATGGACTTTGGGATAGCATTAGAGAAAACAAGGGTAGCGGAAAAAAACCAACAAAAGCAATGCTTCAACAAGAAAAAAAGATAAAATCAAAAGAAAAATGAAACCACTAAGAAACTTGATACTTGTAAAACCTTGTGCACCCGATGAACAAACAGAAGGAGGGCTTTATATACCCGAAAGCGTAAGAACAAGAAACAATATGGCAGTTGTAATAGAATCCGGCAATAGATGTAAAGAAGCAAAGCAAGGAGATACTATCTGTCATATCAAAGATGTAGGAGAAGAAATAATTGTTGATGGAGAGCAGCACTTTATTATTCGTGAATCAGATATATTAGCATACCTATCAAACTCTAACTAATGGGGCAAGAAACAAGAAACTATATAACACTTGAATCGGTTATATACGACTACATAGATGAAAGCGAACAAAGCCAAAATAAGTACGCTAAACTATATAATATTGCCTATCGTGGAATGGAACAATTAGGTATTGACTTCTTTTATAGAATAAAGTCAGTAAAGTTGCCTGTTGATACAACCAACTTCACCGTACAATTACCTTCCGATTATCTTAACTATACTAAAATAGGAGTATTAAATTCAAATGGAGAAATAATTCCATTAAAGTTTAATAACAAAATGACTTTCTTTTCCGATACACTTCCAGATAGAATTGAAAAAACACAAGACAACACGCTTGTAAATTGGTACTTACAAAATACACCAATGTTTTACAACTATTGGGATGGGTACGGATTTACAAATATTTATGGACTACCAAGCGGCTCACCAAATGTAGGCTCATTTAATATTGATGATTCAGCAGGAGTAATTTTGCTAAACGAAAGTTTCTCCTATCCCTATATAATGATTGAATACCTTTCAAGCCCTAACCCGGATGAACAATACATGATTCCTATGGTGTTTAGAGAAGCCCTATTTGCGTGGTTATCGTGGAGAGATATTGCTTCTATGCCTAACACTAGAAAGGGCTCATTAGGAGATAAAGCAGAAAGAAAGAGAGAATTTTACAACCAACGCAGACAGGCACTTGCAAGATTTAAACCATTGTACTTGTCAGAAGCATACGATGCCAACCTTGAAGCGACCCGCCTGACTGTGAAGGCTTAAACATATTCAAAATGCCGATATTAACAAACCCATTTAATGGAAGGATGAACCTTGACGATGCAGATTTTCGTGTGATAAGCAACGGAGATTATGTTGATGCGTTGAACATAACAAAGGATTCGCCGGGCGAAGGGCAAGATGTGGTTGTATCAGGTGTTATTGGTAATTCTTTAGTACCTTATACCCTACCAAGTGGGTTCAATAAAATAATAGGATTCAAAGATGATAAAAAAAGAAATAGAGCATATTACTTTTTATGGAATAGCAATAAATATCATTCCGTACTTTACTATGACAATAACAACAATTCAATAGTAAGCATTTTAATAAACCTTACCAACACAGGTGGAGTAGATATATTAGAGTTCAACCCATCTTACAAGATATTATCTGTTAATATAGTTTATAGAGATACGGAAGGGGATATATTGTTTTTTAACGATGGTAATACGCAGCCAAAGTGTATTAATGTAAAACAAGTATATTCGGTATGGAGAAAACAGGATATTTTGGTTATCAAAGCACCACCTGTTATGCCGCCACAAGTTGTTTATGAAAACGATAGTACAACAGGAACAACTACTCAAAACAACCTTCGCAATTCTCTATTTCAGTTTTGTTATAGATATGTTTATGACACACAAGATAAGTCTGTATGGAGTTCAAGAAGTATAGTTCCTTTGCCACAGCAAGATTCAATAAACTACACATCTAATAACCCAAAAGAAAATAGCAGAATATCTATAAACTTTAGTACCGGAGGGCAAAACGTAAAAGGAATAGAGGTTGCTTTTAGACAAACTACAAGCGGTATAACCTCCGATTGGAAATTAATAAAACTATTTGACAAGACAAATCTAAACATAGCAGACGATTCAATTTATACATTTTTATTTAAAAATGATAGTGTTTATATACCACTTGATATAAATGAAACTGAATTACTTCAAGACTACGTTCCTTTAAAAGCAAACGCATCAGAACTTGCAAATGGAAATACTTTGTTGTATGCAGGGATAACCGAGGGATACAATAAAACATCAATGATTTTAAAAGGGTATTCTTTGAATACTTCCTCAACAGCTAATTATTTTTACGATAAATGTGGGTTGCTGTTTTTTGTTACAATAAATGGGCAAACATCAGGAACATTTCCAGCTTTGACAACCACATATCTAAACATATATCTTTTTGGTACAGGAACAAATGATAGTGCAAATAACGTAAGTACATTAAACAATGCAGCAGCCCAATATGTAATTAACCTGCAAACATCATCAGGATTAGATATTGGTGTATCTTATACAAACACAAGCCTTACTGCAACCACATCTTCTATACTTACTGCAATATCAGCTTTGTTAGTAACCAAAGGTTTTAGTCAAGTAGGTTCTATTACTTCCAATCAATTAACAATGAGAGTGGGTGGTGGATTTACAACTACCTATAACTCAAACACTGTTTTATTAAATTCTTCGGGAACAAAATATTTATCTGCAACAACAGGACAACCCGATAACACAACCTTTGCAAATGCTTGGGATAGTGGATATACTTATGCTATTCAATATTTTGATTCAGAGGGAAGAACGATAGGGGCACAAACAAGCGTAAACGCTACCTTGCAAACTCAACAAAATACTACTTTATATACATATCCGCAGCTTTATTTAGAAATAGCTAATAGACCACCATTAGAAGCGGCATACTTTCATTTATTAAGGTCTAACAATACAACCTATTCAAAAAGACTTTGTTGGATAAGCAATTCAGCTTATCAAAGTTCAGATATTAATGGTAAAAAATATGCTTATATAGGTATTGAAAATATAGCAGCTTATAATGACCAAATATCATCTACCGAAAGAGTGGTTTCATACGAATATACTCCGGGAGATAGAATAAGATTTTTAAGAAGATTTGATGTAACAGGAAACCCACAATTTATATCTACAAATTTTGCAATTTTTGATTATGAGATTTTGGGTGTGGAGGATAGCATAAAAGCAGTAATAGATGGCACTTCCGCAAGTATAAATAGAAAGGGATTTTTTATTAAAATAAACTATCCAACTTCTGATATAAATACATTGGCATTTAACTTTTCGGGTACAGACGATTACCAAAACTATGAGATATTTATATACAACTATACTCCAAATACAGATGTAAAAGTTTTTTTTGAGTTTGGCAAAATGTTTGGTATTGGAAATGCAGGAACAGCAAATGCATATCATTTTGGACTAGAGCAACAGCAATCCGCAAGCAATCCATTAGGAGTGCCGGCAAGAATATCGGCTAGTAATGGAGATTTGTTTTATAGAAAAAGAAATGTTTTAATATCAAGAAAATATGAATTAAAATGGGTTACAACAACTTCCTACACAATAGGATATGCCGAGTATGCTTATTTTATTCAGCCACCAAATACACCAACAATTAACAATGCTCTTTATCAAATATCAACTCAACCTGCTAACATTGCAAGCAGCACAGGTTCTTCGTATCCTGTATTTGCAAGTAGTGGATTTTTGTTTTGGAATAAATCTTCAACAAAAACATTAAAATTGAATATCAAGGCAACTTTATTAATAAGTTGCGATACTTCAATAAGTGAAATTTTTACTGTTGCAGCACTAATTTGTTCAAACGCAGGAAGTCCATATTCTCCAAAATATAGTTTTGCATTATCAGAATCAATAACTGTATCAACAACTCCAACCCAAATAGATATTGATACTAATGTTGATATTCCCCCCAATAGTAAAATGTGGGTTATTGCACAAAGACAAGCAATATTTGGCGGGTATCAAATATTTACAAATGGGAACATTTTGTCATTGACTGTTTTGTCAAACCAAACGATTGATATAATTGAAAGTAGCTTTACCGATAACAATAATATAGTAACCAATAGCAACGGAAGAGCGTCAGCAGTAGAGGAAAACGCAGCACAAACATATTATCCTGCACTCATAAGATTCGGTCAAGAATATCAACTTAATACAAGCATAAACAGCATAAACAGATTTTATCCACAAGACTTTGATGAATACGATAATAGCTTTGGTGATGTAATGCGTTTGCACATTAGAGATAGAATACTTGTTGTTTATCAAAAATTTAAGGTAGGTAGAGTACCTGTACTTACACAAATTATTAAAGATGTAACAGGAAATCCTTTACAAGCAAATTCGGATAGGCTAATAAACAAGATTCAATATTACGCAGGAGATTTTGGAATAGGCGATGCAGACACAAGCCTTGCGTGGAATAATTACAGCGATTATTTTGTAGATAATTATAGAGGGGTAGTATGTAGATTAAGTCAAGATGGTATTACACCAATATCTATGATTTATAAAACAAACTCATTCTTTACTACTAGATTAATAGCTTATAGAAAATCATTAAACAATGGTGTTTCGTTGGATGGTGTTTATAAAGGCGACCCTTGTATTTATGGTGTATTTGATGCAATAACAAATAAATACGTTATTGCTATGGAAGAAATTAATAGATACTCCGGATGCGGATTTGCAGGAGGTGTAGCTTATGTCTTACCTAATACACCAACTACCACTACAACCTCAACTACTACCACTACATCAACCACTACTACTTCAACCACTACCACTACTTTACCATCTTGTAATATTTATACAAATAATTCAGCAATTAATTGGGTAGGGGATTATCAAATATGTGGAGGTGCTTGGGTATATGGTGGAACACTTGCCCCATCCGCATCAGTTTGTGCAGTCATAAATAGTCCATTTACTTTAAGCGGAATGGATTTAGTGCCAACAGGAAATTGTACGTTTAATGTTTATGTAAAATCAAAAGGTGCAGTTTCTGGTGAACCTAGATTTTGGGTTAGAGTATCTTTAGGGGGGGTCCCTCCACCGGATACGCTTTTGGGAAATTCAACATCTTATGTTTTAGCAAAATCAGGCATACCATCCGGGTCTACTGTAACAATATATATATATCAATTTGGTAGTGCTGCTAATTTACAATTTGGTGTTGGGTTTAATGGAAGTTATACAGGATATTGTCATACTACAAATGACTATATTACTGTGGTAAGCGGATACAATGATATATATATTAACGTAAACACATCAGGGACATCTTATGTAACTTGTTAAAAATAAAAAATGAACGTACTTGTAAAATTATATAGTGGTTTAGGTTCTTCAATGGGTAGCACGTTTTCTATTACCCCAAATGTGGGTGGTGCAGCTATTCCAAGTACCGCTTCGCTACAAGATTTGTTAGATGGCATAACTGTATCAGTAAATGGTTTAGCTACCAAAATAACTGTTACATCAATAGGAACTTGTACTGATTCTATACAATTAGATATTCTTTCACAAGAACCAACAACTACAACAAGTACAACTACTTCCACTACAACTACAAGCACCACAACTACAAGTACCACAACTACAAATGCGTTTAAATTTTACAATGCAGAGGTTTATGATTGTAGTATTTCAACTGATTGCAGCCTACCTAATAATTATGCAGTAGTTAAGTTCCCACTTGCTGCAACAGTAGTTATAGGTCAATACTATTCATTAGATACTTTTACTTGGTTTAAGATAACATCAGTTACTACACCTAATCTTGCTTCTGATTTGACAGGCTCTATAACTTCGGTTACTTGCCCTTGCAGTATAAGCACCACAACCACCACTTCAACTACTACTACAAGCACTACAAGTACATCAACTACTTCAACAACCACTACATCTACTACCACAACATCAACAACTACAACGAGTACAACAACTACAAGCACCACAACAACCACTTCAACAACAACTACCACTTTGGGGCAATGTTTCCAATATAAAAACTTTACACCCCTTGATTGGTATGGAGATTATCAAGCCTGTGATGGAACTTGGTATTATGGACAAACTGTACCCGCAGGTAACTTTATATGTGCAGTAAACGGAACACCATTTACAATTTATGGAACTGATTTAGCAAAACAAGGTAGCTGTACTATTTAAAAATTAAATTATGCCTAGTTTAACATTTCATCAAGATTCATATACAATATCCTTTGACGAGGATGAAAATAAATTTGAATCTTTTCATTCATATAAGCCCGAAATGATGGGCTGCTTAAACACTACTCTTTTAACATTTAAAGATGGTGGATTATGGAAACACACTACATCAGCAGCTTATTGTAACTTTTATGGTACTCAATACCCTTGCTTTATTCAAGCAGTATTTGCAGGAGATTTAATTAACAAAAAAACGTGGATTTCGGTAATGCAAAACGGAAATACAGTATGGTCTTGCCCCGAAATTTATACTCAAATGGATAGCAACGTAAACATAAGGCAGGAATCGGAATTACTAGAAAGCGACTTTGTTAATATTGAATCCGAGTACCATGCATCATTTTTAAGAGATAAAAATAGCATTGGAGGTTTAATTGAGGGTAATCAGTTAAAAGGAGTATTCGTTGTGGTAAAATTTCAGAAAAATAATCCCTCAACCTTTGTATATTTGAATAGTGCAACAGTAAAGTTTATAAATTCGCCTTTAAATAATAGATAATATGTTACCATTAGCAATAGGATTAGCAGCAGCCGGAACACAAGCCATTGTAGGAGGTATTCAAGCAGCAACATCGGGTGCAAAGAAAAGAGAAAGAGAACTAGAAGCCTATGCTCAACAATCACCTGTATATCAAGGAAGCAAACCAATAGATAGCTATTACAGCGAAGCAATGAGAAGGTATCAATCTTCTCCTTATCAAACCTCTAAATTTGTAATGGGTAAAAACCTTGCAGACAGGTCAATGGCAAGTGGACTTTCAGCACTCAATCAAAGAGGTATGGCTTTGGCAGGGGTATCAAAACTTGCAGCACAAGGGATGGACAATACCAATAGATTAGTTGCACAAGCAGAGCAAGATAGACGACAAGACTTTGGAACATTAGGTGCAGCAACAAGAATGAAAGCACAAGACGAAATGACACAATTTGATATTAACCAAATGACACCTTACAATAGGCAGTTAGCGTTAAAGCAAATGAAAGCACAAGCAGCAAATGATAGAAAGAACGCAGGACTACAAATGGTAGGTAGTGCACTGGGTAATGCAGCTATGTTGGGTATGTCTATGCCAAATACACCAAAAGCACCTCCCTCTACATATAGTTCATTGGGTAGCAACAATAGTGTTGTTTCTTTAAATGAATATCTACCAAGAAACATAAAGCCCGGTTTAGCACCTACTTCTTTTAGTGGCAGACCTTTAAAAATATAATCAATGAGAAGAACACTATCAATGGGGAACATTCCTTACAATGGTTCAGATACTACTAGACCGGGTATTTCTACTTCTGCTTATGGGAGAAAGCAGACAATGATGGAAAAACCTGTTGTAAGTAAATTTCCAACAGATGAAGAAGTACGCAATTCATGGAAAAATGCAAAATCTATAAACGATGGACTTAATACGCAAGTTACATACTCTGATTGGAAAAGAATTAAAGAACAAAATGAAAAAGAAATAGAGAATAAAATAAAAAATGTAACAAAAGCACAAAGAGCATATATATTATCTCCATTATTTAAGCAAAGAGCAAGTAAATATAAGAACCCAACAGAAGCATCAGCAAAAGCACTTCAATCCTTACAAGAATTAAAAACAGAGGTTTCTCCTTACGTTAATCAACAAGCATACCCTTCAAAAAAACTTGTAACTATTAATCCAGATTCAGAAGCTAGTGCAATAGCACATGAGTTTGGGCACATGGTAGGAGCAAGACCCGGTTCTGAATCAGGAACTGCTATGGTATTGAATTATAATGAACAAGCAGAAATAATGTCAAGAAATAAGCACGTTCAAAAATTAGCACAACAAACAGGCAAACCTATTCTTAGAGATAGTCAAATGCCGATTCCCATTGATAAATCGAATACCCATACATATTCTCCATGGGAAAATAAAGCAGATATTGATGGAATGAGATATATATTTTACAAAAATGGGATTACAAAAAAATATGGAGATAATATTACTCCCGAACAATTTAAAAAAGCATTGGAAAACCCAAAAATTAAAAACGAACTTCAAATTAGAAGATTAAAAGAAAACTTTGAAGAAAAAGATATTATACAACTAAACAATATGTTGGCAAAAACAAATACCGCAGAACAACAAAATTTAGCATAATGGCAGCGACAGGATTATTAGGCATAAACCCATATAGAAAAGGAGTTGCAGTTGATATTTCAAGCAAGCCTACTTCTTTATATATAGACATACAAAACAAAGAAAGAGCAAGAACAGATGCTTTAGACCGGTACTTTATGGATTATGATAAAAACATAAACCCAGCCGGGATGAAAGCAAATGATATAGACGACCTAACTAGACTGCAACAAGAAGGAAAAGGGTTTTACTTCCAAAACAAAAAAGCCATACAAAACCCTATGTTGGATGGTGGAAAAGCATACAATCAATTCGTAAACTACAACAAACAACAACTTGCCCTTGTATCTCAATCAAAAGACGCAGCAGCAAGAGGAAGGGTTGGTGGTACAGCAGTAGCCGGGGCAAGAGCAAAAGGTTTTGTAATTGCAGATAAGACTTTTGAAGATTTAAAAGCAAATGAAGCACCTGTATTAAGCAAAGAACATAGACCATTTGATGCAGCTACCTTTGATGCCTATAAGCCATTTAGTGCAGAGGATTTTCAAAAAGACCTATATGCCGGAAATAAATTCCTTTCTCAAAAAGTTATTGGTAAAAAATCTATTGGAGGAAAAGATGTTGAAACAACAGAGTTATCTTATGACCCAACTAATAACCAAGCAATATCAACAATAACATCTGGAAAATATCAATATGATAAAGGGTTTGCCCATCATGTAGATAAAATATCAGAAAACGCAAATGAATTGCAACAATTAAATCCTATATATAAAAAATATTTTGGAAGAGATATAGATATAATAAACGGAAGAGCAAATCCAAAACAAGTTGCAGATGCTTTAGCTATTTCTCTATCACCATACGAAAGAAAAGAAGCCTTTAAGCAATATAATCCCGAATATACTTCTCAATTTAGAAATCAACCGGGGCAAGATAGCGAAGCGTTAAATGCTCAATTAGATGCCTTTATAAAAGATTTAAGAAGCGGTGAAAGATTTGGTGGGGCAGAAGGAACAAATTTTGAAAAATTAAATGTATCACCAAGAATTGCAGATGAATATAAAATGGATGGAGAATCCCCTGCAATAGCAAGAGGGGTGACAAGTGGCAAGTTTTTTGCTATTTATGGATTTCAAAAAGACAAAAACGGGAAGCCTACAGATATACCAGATATGACAAAGGTTACCGAAATACCGGAAATGACTTTCAAATCAACAATAGCTAATAAGTCTTTATCAAGTAATTTTAAGGCAAAGGGAATTGTTGCAACAAAAGAGCAACCAAAAACAACACAACCAACAACAACACCCGGAAAAAAAGTATATGACGCTGCAACGGGTACATGGAAAACTCAAAAATAAAAAAAATGGATGAAAAACAATTAAAGGCTTTATGGGAATCAATGTCTGCAACACACGAGTTGGGGAATTTTGATGGCTTTAAAAAAAATATATATTCCGATAGCAATTTTAGAAAAGGCTTTTGGCAAGAAGCTGCACCACAATACGAGATAGGGGATTATAAAACATTTGAGGATTCTTTTAAAAAAAAAGTACCCCCACAACCTTCTCAATCTTCGGCTATATCATCACAATTAAAAGAAAATAAAAAAGATAATAGATTTTTAGATTTTGGACAGACAGAGTCGCCAAAAGTTTCAGAAGAAGTAAAACGTGCAGAACGATTAGGTGCAAAACCATACGTTGCAACAAAATCTAATTTACCCGATATAGGAGAAGCTATTAATAATGCAGTAGAACAAAAAAACAAAGAATACAGAGCAAAGGGAGGTACAAAATTACCCTCATATGTTAAAGACCAAGTTATAGAATCAGTTAAAAACGGAGATTTAGTTCCTGTAAACGAAAATGGAAAATCCGTATTAAAAAGAGGTGCAGGGTTTTTTGAAATTTTTGATATTTTTTCTGATGCGGTACAGCAAAATCATGTTCAAAATTTAGAAAATAGTTACATAGCAACACTTCCAAAAGACAAAGCCATAAGTTATTTGAATACTAAAATGGCTTCTCTGGAAACATTTGAAAATAAAAGAGAATTTGCACCATCTGGATTTTTTGGAAAGGTGGGTGAGTTCTTAGGTGAAAATATACCTATGCTTACCAAAGCAACAACAGGGGCAATAGGCGGAACAGCTTTAGCACCGGAAACAGGAGGTGCAAGTTTTGGAATGTTCCTTGCAAATGCAAAGGATATGGCAAACGCAGGGTACGCACAAAATCTAGAAAAAAATTATCGTGGCATAAAAGAGCAGCATCCGGAATTTTCAGATAGCGAAGCCTATGACAAAGCGAATAAAGCAGCTTTAGTAGGCGAGGTAACATCACTTACTACAAATGCGGTGTTTTCCTATGCTGCACCAAAAAATATACAATTACCATCCCCAACAGTTGAAACGACCGGGTTTATTAATTCACTAACCCATGCTATTAAGTCCTATCCAAAAGTAGGTGCTACCGCAGCAGCAGGGTCAGTAATAAATGACATTGCATCTAATCTATCAGGAAATAAAATAGAAGCCGAACAAATAGGCGAAAATGCAGTTGAAAGTGCTAAAGAAATGGCAGTAATGCACTTTGGATTGTGGGCACTTGGGCAACCATTTAAGATACCTTCTTACTTACGACCACAAGCTGAAAATATAGTAGCATCAGCACCAAGAGAAGAAGTAAAGCAGTTTTATAAGGGTATGGAAGAAAGAGGTGTATTCCCCGAAGGTACTGCTGATAAGGTAGTGGACAAGCTAAATGAATTTGAAGAACAAAAGCAAGTAGTAAATGGAATGGATTTGAATGAAGAACAAAAAGCATCCATTACAGGTAAATTATTGCAAAGAAAAAAGATTGAGGAAGAAAACAAGGAATTAAAAAAATATGGCAACTCATTTAATGCAAGAATAGAAAATAACGATAAGGCAATATCAAATTTAGATTCTGAAATAGATGGAATAGTAAAAACAGGAAAAGTTGAAAAGTTTGAAAAAGACAACCTAACAGGACAAACACCTACTGAAATAGGTAAGGCGGTTGAGGAACAAATAAAACCTATTGAAGAACCAAAGGCAGAGGAAGTAAAACCTACCGAAATAAAAGCAGAACCTACCAAAACACTTACAAATAAAGAAAAAGTAAAACAACTAAGAGCAGAAGAACAAGCAGAGTATGATGCTATGCCTAATCAAAAAGACGAGGTAAAGAAAAAAGAAATATACGATAGATATGATAAACTAATTACTCCATTATTAAAAGCAGAAAAGAAAGAAACAGAGATAGGCGGTGGTATTAAAAATAATACAAAGGATAGCGATTTTGTATTGCCAATAAATGAAGTTGATAATTTAAGGAAGCAAAAACCAACAAATTTAGTTACGGCAAATGCCATTGAATTAGATAGTAAAATAAACAAAGAAGGGTTAAAAGAATCGGCAGTAATAACCTATTATCCAAATGAAGGAGTTGCTGAATTAACTGACGGACATACAAGATTGGATGTGCTTAAAGACAACGGTGCTAGAAATATTCCAATAAGAGTAGTAGAAAAATTTACAGATGCCCCTAAAAGCGCAAAGGAATGGAATCCGCCATCCAAAACACTAAAAGAACAACCTATTATAGATGCTCATAAAAAAGCAGATGAATATATAAGTGAAGCACAAGATGCTTATGATAAAGCACAAGCAAAAAGATTAGAATATATAAAAAAGAATGGATACCCAACAGGGAATGACCCCGAATTTGATAAATTAGTATCCGCAAAAGTAGATGCAGAAGATAAGCTAAATAGATTAAAAAAAGCAAAAGACAATTTACTTCCGTTGCCAAAAGTAGAAGAAGCGAAACCAAAAGAAGAAATAGCCAAAGAAGTTAAAAAAGAAGAAGTATTACCTAAAGAGGAAGCAAAAGTTCAAGAATCTCCAATAATAGAAGGCATAGTAGATGGAAAGAAAAAGAATGTTGATTTAAGCAAAGGAAAGAAAGCAGAAATACCAAAAGATATGGTATTTAAGGATGAAAAAGAACATGATAGATTTGTAGTAGATAATAGTGAAAACCCCTCTGAAATAGCAAATATCTATGTTTCTCAACCAAAAACATATAATCTTTCATCCGTAGAAATGATGATAGCTGAATTTGGTATTGGTAAAATTAAGTTTTCAAGCTATAAGGAGTTTGGCGATAAAAACAATATGAACCTTTCTAAAGCCAAAGCCTATATAAACAAAAACGGGAGAACATTAGATGTTATTGCAAAAGAAATAAGCGACCACTATGATTATGAAATAACTCCCGGAGAATTAATTGATTTTATTGATAAGTTCCCAAATGGGGAATCTTCTGCTTTATCCAAGAAAAATATGGCAGGCAATGATATTTCATTTGATGCCCAACAAAAATTCTTTAAACTAACCGGGCTAAAATTAAATGATAAAATAGCAGAAAAAGCAATTAATTACGAATTTGAAAAATTAAATAAAGAACAAAAAAAATTAACCTATGAACAATGGAAATCAGAAAAAGAACTTACAGATGCCTATTGGAAAGCCTACCGAGAAACTGACGGATTTACAAAAGAAAGCAATCCTAATAAAGCTGAACAACCAAAGCCAACAAATGAAGAAAGGGCAAAAAGCAGAATAGCACCACCAAAAGAAAACATTGCCGCAAAAGCAAGAGATTTAGCCGAAAAAATAAGAAGTGGTGAAAAGCAAATATTACCCGATTGGCTAAAAGCCGACCTACCCAAAGATGCCAAACTATCTGGAATATCTTTTCAAGAAGCAGCAGCAAAGGCATTAGAAACTTTTGCAGATGTTTATGAAAAAGTAAACGATGTAGCAAAAGCAATATCGGAAGCATTGGTTCATCTAAAAGATTGGCACAATGAAAATAATTTACCTTTTGATGAAAAAGAATGGGCAAGAAAATTTGAGGAAAATGTAGCTGCAAAGGAAAAAACAAAAAAAGAAGCACCCGAAGAAAGAAAGGTAGGGGTATCTCACGAAGCATTAAAAAAGCTGGCAAAAAAATTAGGTTTAAAAGAACCTGTAAGGGGTCAAAGAGATACACCCGAAGAAATGGCTAATAGAGGTAGGCTATTATACAATGCCGGAGCAGATGTAGAGCAAATAGCCAAAGATTTTAAAGATGGTATGCAGCCAACAGCAGATGATATTTCTATTGTAAGGGCACATATAGAAGATTTGGCTAAAATAGCAGATGAAATGTATGCTAAATGGGGAAATGGTAGGCAGTACACAGAAGCTAAGCAAGAGTTATCCAAATGGCAAGTTGTTGCAAAAGAAATGGGAACAAAAGCAAGTGAGCCATTTACTGCATTACAAGGTGAAAGAGATTTAGATTCAGATTCCTTTACTGTTGTTAAAGGTTCTGTTGAGGAAAAAATGGAAAAATTAGGCGGAATAAATGCCAAACAAGAAAAGAAAATAATAGAACTAACCGAACAGAATAAAAAATTAAAAGAACAAGCAAAAAAAGCAGAAAAGGCAGCAATAGAAGCTGCAAATAAAGCATTTGGTGGTAAGGGTGGTAAAGAATCAGCAGAAGTATCTTTCTCCGAAAAAGCAAAAAAAGTTGCAGATAATTTTAGAAAATTAAAAAACAAAGAATTTGTATTTAGAGATGAAAACGGAAACGAAATTCAACTAAATAAAGCCGGTGTATCATGGAATGAATTAATTGAATTAGGTGCAAAAACAATAGAAAAAACAGGTGAAATAGCAGATGGTGTAGCAGAAATAATTAATAACATAAAAGACAAAGAATGGTATCAAAAATTATCAGATAAAGATAAAACTAATTTAGAAAAACAATTTACTAAACAATTTGAGGACGCTGTTGAAGAAACACCCGAAGCAAAACTAATTCGTAGATTACAAAATGAATTAGAAAACATACAAAGAGGAATTGTAAAGCAAAATGGTGTTAAAATAGAAGATACTCCCGAAATAAAAGAATTAAGAGATGAGATATTTGAAGCAAAAAAGAACTTAGGTTTAATAAAGGGAAAACCAACACTAGAGCCTAAAACTAAAATATCCGAAGAACAAAAAATAATAAATAGACTTGAAAGAGAACTAAAGGATTTAGAACAAGGTTTGGTAAAACAAAAAGCAGAAAAGTTTAAAGATACTTCTGCTATTAAAGAATTAAAGGATAAAATATTTGAACAAAAACAAAAATTAGGATTAATTCCATCTAAAGGTAAAGTTGAAGAATATGCTTATGGATTAACGGAAACACCCGAATCAAGAAATTTAAAAAGACTTGAAAAGGAATTAGACAATTTAAGACAAGGTATATTAAAAGAGCCGCCAAATAAAAGAGAATTATCAAATGCAGAAAAAGAATTAAAGGATAAAATATTTGAACAAAAACAAATGATGGGATTGATTCCATCTAAGAATGTAAAAGATACAGATTATGGATTGGAAATAACTTTGGAAGAGAAAAAAATAGAAAGATTAGAGAAAGAAAAAGAAGATTTAGAAAACGGAATAATAAAGCAAAAAAATGTAAATAATCTTAATCCAACTCCCGAGCAACAAGAAAAAATAAACAAGTTAAAGGAGGAAATTAGTGGGTTAAAAGAAAACTTAGGTTTAATAAAATCTAAGCAAGAAAAACCACTTACCGAAGAAGAACAAATAGAACTGAAAGAAAAAAGAAAAGAGGAAATAATAGACTTGCTTGATAAAAACGTATTAAGGGATTTAAAGAACCCTAAGAATATGTTCAGCATTGAAGAAAAGAAGGCTATATGGAAATACGCAAAAGAAGAATATTTAGACAAAGGTGTAGAGTATAAAGATATGATTTCTTTAGTTGCAGAAGATTTAGGATTGACTTGGTCGCAAATGAACTATGCCATAACCACAACTGAAACAAAAAGAATTTCAGATGAAATGTGGATAAAAAACTCTAATTATAAAAAGAATCAAAACGCAACAAAAAGATGGGTAGAGGAACAGGGTAAAAACGAGTACGCTAAATTATTAAAAAGAATTTCAGATAAAATTAGAGGAATATCCGTATTTGGTCATGGTGGTATATTTGTTGGTACTCACGCTATGATGACATTGTTTGACCCCTTAACTTGGAAACAAACTGTTCCTGCCTTTTTCAGAGCATGGAGGTATGCTTATGGAAATAAAGCAAACTATGAAATAGCTATGCAGGAACTTAAAAATAGGAACAACTACAATATGGCTCAAAGGTCAGGATTAAAAAACAATCCAGACGTTATAAATGCAGAGGAATTTCAAAAAAGCCAAAACTTTTTAGGCAAATTAGGAGGTGCAGGAGAGCAGGGATTCAACGCAATTAAAGTTTTAAGACAAGACCTATTTGATTATCATTGGAATAAATTAACCGAATCCGAAAAATTAGACCTAGATGATAAAGGAGTTCCAATGGCTGCAAAAGAAATATCATGGCTGATAAATAATTCAACAGGTGCAACAAATTTAAAAGTACCGGAATGGCTTAATGAAGCAACATTTGCAGGAGGTATGGAGATGGCAAGATGGGCTAAATTAACAAGGAATCCATTAAGGGCATCCGAAATAGCTGTAAGAGCATTGGTAAATCCTAAAAAAGCATCTTCTTCTGAAAGAGTTTTTGCAAAAGTATGGGCAAGCAGAGTGGGTAGGCAATTAGGTTTTATGGCATCGGCTTTGGCAGTTAATTATGCTATGCAAAATGCAATAAATCCAAAAAACAAAGTAAATATTTCCAATCCAAAAGAAAATGATTTTGGTAAATTTAAATTTGGTGATATAAATATTGATGCAACATCAGGTATGTTAGGAGTAACTAATTTTATTAAAAGCTTAGTTTTTATATCAACAGAAGAACTTGAAGAATTGAATGGAGATACAAGGATGGAAGCAACAGGAAAAAAATCTATACAATATTTAAGAGGTAAACTAGCACCTTTTTATCAAAAAGTATCTGATTTTGCATTTAACACAGACTTTAGTGGAAACGTATTACCTTATTCAAGCGACAAGCCAAGACAAGGTAAACATAAGCTAGGATGGTTTGAATATTTATCGCAAGCTGCACCATTACCTATTGCCGAAGCAGCACATGTAATGTATGAATCAGCAGCAGAACATGGTGGCGACCCTAAAATAGTTGATGCTTTAGTTATGGCTGCAATATCAGGTGGTACAGGGGCAAAACCAAGTTTATTTAAGGAAAAACAATTACAATTTAGTGAAGAAGATAAAGCAAAAGAACCATTCAAATTTTTTGTAAATAAGGGCATTGAATTTAAAGAGTTGAATCCGTATAAAATAGAAATAGAAGATGATGAATTAAGTATTAAAAAGCCGCTTGATGAATTTCCAAAAGAAACTATTGATAATTTTAAAAAGATACACAAGGAAAAATTAACAGAATCATTAGATAAAATTCAAGAAAAAGGATATGTATATATAGACAAGTTTGGTAATTTATCTATATCAAGGGGAGAAGGTAAGCCAAAAGAAAAGATAGATTTAACCGAATTAAATAAAGACCAATTAAAAAAAATTGTTTCACTTTTAAATTCGGATGCCACAGATAAAACAAAAAAAGAAGTATTTAATCAATAAATTTGTAAAAACATAAAAATGAAAAATAGCCTACTATCCAAACAAGAATTAAATAAAATTGAGGATGCAGCACAAAGGGAACTAACCGCAAGCAACCTATATAAACATATTGCCAACCAAATGCAATCAATAGGGTATTTTGGTAGCCAAAAGTTCTTTCTAGGTGAAAGTTCAGACGAACTTATACACTACCAATTATGGGCTGATTTTGTGAATGATAGGGGTAGTGTTTTAGATGTTCCTTCCGTAAAAGGTAGTACAGAATCTCTAACCACCCTACTTGAAGCCTTTGAACTATACTTTGAAATGGAAAAGGACTTAGGGGAGTTTTATAACGATTGGTATATGTCAACAAAGGATGCTTCCATCCACCAAAGACTAATCCAATATGTTGAAATACAAACAAAAAGCATAGGTGAAGCATTTGACTACCTTGCTACATTAAATCAATGTGGAACTGATAAGGCAGCTTTGCTAGTATTTGACAAGGAAACCTTTGAAAATTAAAATTTATTAAATAATTCCAATAGTATATTTGGACAAAATATGACAGATGCCGATTACTCAATCCTTTACAGCAACCCAAAGTAGCGGTACACCAAGTACATTTACTTTAACAGATACTTCCACAGGTACAGATACTACTATTACCAAAAGAAGAATATACTTGCTTAAAGCAGATGGAACTTATTTAGTGCCAACAGGAACAACCACAAGCTATATTGATTGGGCTATTACAAATACAACTACCCGGCAACCATTAACAGTTGACTTAAATGTTTTAACACAAGATACTGCCTTATCAATAACAGTACAATGGCTTGATGTAAGCAATAATGTGGTAGCAAGTAAGGTTACTTCTTTTGTGTTTTCGGCTTATTGTGAATCATTTTACTATGGACTATCTCAACAACAAGTAGCAAATCAATCCCTTGCCGCAAGCACGGATTGGTACGAAAACAAAATGAAATTAAGAGTAGAACTTGATTCAGCACAACAAGCAGTACAATTTGCTTCGGATATTTACACAGCACAATCGGCACTTAATAGGGCTACTTACTTTGTAAACAACTCAAACTACTTCTTTTAATGGATGCAGCAACAGTCATACAAATAGCTAAAATAAGCCAGTTTCTTTGGAATGAAACCATTTCAAAGGGTAGCTTTTTTGGTGGCAATATTGACCCATACAAGGCAAGGCAATTGTATATGGAAAGAAAAGCACTTGAATACGCAAGTGCAAATGCAACAAACGGAATGATTAATTATGTTTATGCTATGTGCGGACAAAACGTACAAGTAGCTAATAACATATTGCAAGTAGGTGGAGTTGGTGGAAATGTAATACCCGGTGGTGGTAATTATGGGGTAAGAGAGTTTTCTAAATTTGCTACTGCGGCAACCTATTCAATACAATTTACTGATGCAGTTAATTCAACATTATTATATGCAAGTAGGGGTGGTATTGATGTGGGTGCTATACTTACTTCGGGTACACCAACAGGAAATCAAGTAGTATGGGATAGTACAACAGGAACACTTACTGTTGCAGTAGCTTTTGTTACGGATGAATTTGTTAGAATATTAGTTAAATAAAAAAAATGGCAGTACAGGGTTTATTCACGGGAGATGTACAAATAAGAAGCCTAAATGGTTATCTTATTGCAGTAAATGGACTTGTATATGCAACAACAAATACAGGAGGTACAACTGTTTCATTTTTCTATCAAGCAAAAACAACTATTACTTCGGGCGACCCGGGAAGTGGATATTTAATATGGAATAATGCTACACAAACAAGTGCAACACAATTAAATATAAGCCACTTAACCGATACTCCTATACAAGATATTGATTTATATTTATCAGCAATAGCAGTTGGTAATAAATTAATAGTTCAAGATAGAGATGTTTCAGAAAGATTTCAAATATGGACTGTTACAGGAACACCTACGCAAATAGCTTCATCTTATTGGACTATACCTGTTACTTTAACTCAATCAGCAGGAGCAGCGTTTACTAATAATCATAAGTTATTATTTGCTATTGTAACAAATGGTAGTGGTGGAGTAACCGCCAATTCAATAACCTTTAATAATAGTGGTTCGGGTGCGGCATCGGGAACATCATTTAATGGAGGTGCAGCACAAATCATTTCATATAATACAATAGGGGCGCAAGCGGCATCGGGGAGTTTATCATCACTTGCAGGACTTACTTATGCTTCTGCTTCCTTTGTAAAAATGACAGGGGCAAACACTTTTACCCTTGATACAAATACCTACCTTACTGCCAACCAATCCATAACATTATCGGGAGATATAAGTGGTACAGGTACAACTGCTATTACAACTGCGATAGGAACAAATAAAGTAACAAATGCAATGCTTGCTCAAATAGCAACCGCAAGAATAAGAGGTAGGGTAACGGCAGGAACAGGAAATGTAGAGGATTTAACAGGTACACAAGCCACAACACTTTTAGATAACTTTACTTCAGCATTAAAAGGACTTGCACCTGCAAGTGGAGGGGGAACAACTAATTTTTTGAGAGCAGATGGAACTTGGGCAGCACCTTCGGGTGGCGGAGGAAGTCCGGCAGGCTCTAATACACAAATACAATACAATAGTAGTGGAGCATTTGGAGCAAGTGCAAACCTTACTTGGGATAATTCTGGTCAAAATTTAGCTATTGGTAGTGGAACTGCAAGTGCTTATTTAACAATTTTAGCAAATAATACAAGTAATGGTTGGGCGGGTAGACTATTAGGTGATAACCCAACCGGAGCAATGGTTTTTCAACACAGAAACAACTCTGCAACATTTGTAAATTGTTGGGCTATTAATGCAGGGGGAGGTGTAGGTAGTACTTATATATATGATAAAGGATATGTAATTAATGGGGCTGGCTCTGCTGCATTAATGATAAACACCACCGACAATGGAGTAGATAAATTGCAGGTGAGTGGTAGTGCAATAGCATCTACTTTTAAATTTAATACATCAGGGCAAACAGTTACTATATCATCGTATTATAACACAGGAGCAGGTAGAAATATATGGATTGGAGGAGGTGGATTAAGTAGTACATCAGGTGAAGAAAATACTGCAATTGGTGTAGATGCAATGCTAAATAATACGTCTGGTTATTATAATGTCGCACTTGGTTCTCGAGCATTAAAATTTATTAATACAGGATATAGTAACGTAGCACTTGGTTTTACCGCATTAGAAAATAATACTTCGGGACAACGAAATGTAGGTATAGGTACAAACGCATTGAATTCCGTAGTTTCTGCAACTGATAATTTTGGCATAGGTGCATTTGCCATGCAATTTACAACAGGAAGCAAGAACGTAGGTGTCGGTAGTCAAGTATTATACGAAAACACCACAGGTGCATCAAACATTGCTTTCGGATTAGATGCCGGAAGAAGAATAAGCGCCGGTACTGCCAACCAAACATCTAATCAGTCTATATTTATTGGTGAAGATACACGAGCAAGCGTAGCAGGTAATACAAATGAAATGGTATTTGGTCATACTGCAATAGGTCAAGGAAGCAACACCGTAACACTCGGTAACTCATCTATCACAAAGACTTTCCTTCGTGGTAGGGTAATGATAAATACTACTACTGATAATTCAACTGATAATTTACAGGTAAGTGGTTCTACAATATCCACCCAATACAAACTATCAGCATTAAATACTGCCCCTGCACTTGCTACATCAACAGGTACACTAGGAGAAATAAGAATAGACGCTAGTGCAATATATATTTGTACTGCAACAAATACTTGGAAAAGAGCATTAATAACCACTTTCTAAAAACAAAAAAAATGAAAAAAATACAACCGGAAAACATTTGGATAAATGGAGTAAAAAAACCAGCAAAGTATATGACTTTGTCAGGAACAGATAACTTTAAAGATTCTGCAATGTTCTATTATGTTTTATTTGCAGAAACTACAAATAAAGAAGGGGAAAATATTCAAGGGGAAAAATTAGTAGATGGTAATTTAACAATAACAGGAAAGGATTATGAAAATTGGCAAACCAATCAAGATGCTTGGGATTGGGCGGCAAAACAACTTGGATTAACATTAATTCAAGAAACCGAAAAATTAAAATAATTACCTACCTTTGACAAAACCTAAAATATGACACTAAAATTTAGCCAATTAAAGGAACTATCTTTTGAACTATTTGGAATGATGGTATCTAATACCCAAACAAACGAAACAACAGTTATTACACAAGGTATCTTAAAACAAGAACTTGATTTGAAAAGCAAATACTTCTTAAACAAGTTTGCAAAGCAATTAACCGAAATTCTGCCTGCCCCCGAAGAAGAAACAGAAGAACTAATGAACACCGATTACAACATCGAAGATTTGATAAAAAATTTCCCCCTAGACCTTGCAGAAAAAGTGGGAGAGATTAAAACAAAGGAAACCTATCCTATCCTATTTGATATTTTGTACAAGTAATTTCTGCCCCCCTATCCCAAAGAAAGACTACTATTTAAGGTAGTCTTTTCTTTTATCGGGGTTTTCTTTTGCCATATAAAGCATTTGAGGTATAGGAAACATTTCCTTAAACTCACTTTCTAATATCCACTCACCTTCCCATAATACCCACATCTTACCATCCTTTATCATTCCTGTTGCATTGTTGCGAATTTCCTTTATTTTAAGGTATTCAGATGCTGTCATGTTGTACTTCTTTTGATAGTTTATTGGTGGTCTTTTTGCTGACATAAAAATATTTTTTGTAAATATAATTACTTTAAGTAACTTTGAAAGATAAAATATAGTTATGGCACAAAAATTTGAAGAAATAATTGACAGCCTTTGCAATCATAAAATAAGCAAGGGGCAAGCACTACAAGAAATTATTGATATTTTTAATAATTTTAAAATAGCAGGAACTGAATTTGTTATTGATGGGATTGCATTTACATCAGAAAGTAATCATGGATATATAACTGCCAAAATACCTTACGGTTATGACCTTATAAAAGCTAGATTTAAAAAAGGTGATATAATTTATGTATCTGTAATTCCTTATTAATTATCACATTATATTTTATGAAAACGCAAATTAATTTTTTATTAGCAAAGCATTTAAAAAGGGAACAAGAAAAAAAAGTAAAGAAGAAAGCGAAATTTCCTCCGCAGCAGTATATTAACTTACTGATAAAATATGCAAGATGAAATATTATTTTAAAAGTATTGGTTGTATCACATTTTTTTATTTTCAAGGGTGTGGTTGGATAAGGTTATTTAATATAATCTTATTTTTTAAAAATGTATCTGTACATGATTTAACATTTAGCGAAAGAAATGGTTTTACGAAAAGAATACAAATTGCAAATTGGAGCATTTCATTTGAAAAATCAAAACAATGAAACTAAAAGACTTTTTATACTTAGGTATTATAGCTTTTTTGCTTATTAAGGTATTAGTTGGTTCACCCGAAAAAACTAAATATCTTCCTGCAAACAAAGATTCTTTGGATTCATATAAAAGTAAGGTTGCAGCTTTGGAAGTATTACTACAAGTAAGCAACAACGAAAGAGATTCAATACAAAAATTAAGAAACAAAATAAAAATTAAATATGAAACAGATTATCAAATTTACCTTATCAAAGATAGCCTTGCTAATTCTTTGTCTATTGATTCAATTCAAAGGTATTGGGCAGAAAGATACGCTAATCGTAAAGAAAAATGATTCATTGGTAGTAACAACAAAAGAAACCGCAGTATTTATCGTAAAAGATTTGCTGAAACTTGATATAGTTCAAAAGGAAAACGAATATTTAAAGCAAGACACTTCCCTACTGCAAAAGAAGATAAATAGCTACAAAAAAGATTCTTTGTTAAATAAGCAAATCGCACAAGGGTACTTAGGTTCAATCAATAATTACCGGATATCCCTACAAAACTGCGAAGAATATGCAAGAAAAAAAGATAAGGAATTTGCCAAAGTTAAATTTAGGTCAAGGGCTTCGCAAGCATTTTTGCTCATTTTATCAATTTTTGTAATAACAAAACTTTAATTTTATTATTTATTTTATTGTGCTATATATTTACAAAAATAATAGCACATGAATTCTTTATTTGTTAAAAGATGGAAAGCTGAAATTCCCCCTTTCTTTTCTAAAGTAAAAAGACTTGCAATAACTATCGGTTCTTCTGCAACTGCCGTTTGGTTAGCTAATACATCACTAAGCCTTAATCTTGACAATTGGGCTTTGTCTATTTGTAAATACACCATAGCTTTTTGTGCAGCAGTAGGGCTTACTTCTCAATTAACCGCTAAGAATCCACCCGAAAATCAACAATAATGGCTTGTTTTATTTCCGCAGGACACAATAATCACGACCCCGGTGCTTCGGGTGTAAATAACAGAACAGAAGCAGCCGAAACAATCAAGTTTAGGGATGCAGTAGTAAAATATTGCCAGCAAAAGGGGCTAAAGGTAATCACCGATAATGATGAAGAAAGTTTAGCCCAATACCTAAAAAGAATAGAAACAGGCGAAGGTTCAGTAGTAATAGAATTTCACTTTGACGCATTTAATAAAACAGCTTCCGGTACTACTGCACTTGTAGGTAATGATGCAGACCGATTGGATAAAATGTTTGCACAAGAACTATCTGCCTTAACATCTGAAATACTTGGTGTAACAAATAGGGGAGTGAAATCAGAATCAGAAAGTCATAGAGGTAGGCTTGGATTAATGCGTGAACAAGGAACTGTTTGCCTTTTGGAAATTTGCTTTATAGATAATGCAGAAGATATGAGCAACTACGACCAAAACTTTTTTTCGTTGGCAAGTGGTGTAGCAAACATTATTGAAAAATACGAAAAAATAGTATTGTAATGCCCCCCACAACAAACATAAAAGATTTACTGAATGAAAACAGAGATTTTCTAGCTAGTTGGTCTGATATTGTCGGCATCATACATACAATGGAAAAAAAGGTATCAAAACTTCACGATGTAGTAATAGGAGATAAAGAGTTTGGGCAAGAGGGGATATTGCAAGAACTAAAAAAAATTAAAGAAGATATAAGTGCGATTGAATCAGATATTAGCGAAATAAAAAAAACAGACCCAGCAACAATAAAAAAAGAAGTAGAAGATTTAAAAAGTTATAAAAACAAATTAGTTGGTATTTCACTTGGAATGGGTGTTTTTATAGCTATTATATGGGAACTTGTAAAAACATTATTTAAAAAATAAAAACAAAACTATGTCCGATACAGTCTTATTAGTTGAAAATACAGATGTCTTTGGTAGATTAAAAACAACAAGACACCAAAATATCTATGATGCGGATTTTGAATATGGTGCTCAACCCTTGCGTTGGGAATCATTTACAACAGGTGGTGGAACTATAACACATTTGCCCAGTATCGGTGGTGTGCGTATGCGTTTAACTACTGCTTCGGGAGATATTACAATCCGTCAATCAAGACCTTATCAGCGTTATCAACCGGGCAAATCAATGTTTATGGCTGCTGCCGTAACTTTTGGTACTGCCCTTGCGAACCAAGTGAATCGGGTAGGATTTTTTGATGATAGTAATGGTGCATTTTTTGAGCAAAATGGTACAACAACTGCCGCAAACCCATCAGGTATGTGTGTGGTTGTTCGTTCAGATGGCGGTGGGACAGGTGCAATTACGGAACTTCGTACAACTTTAGACCAATGGAACGGAGATGGTGCAACTAGACTTGATTTAGTAGATTGGACTAGGATTCAAATGATGTGGATAGAGTATGCTTGGTATGGTGCAGGAGTAGTAAGATTCGGAGTAACAATTAATGGTAAACAAATTCTTTTGCATACATACGCCTTTGGAAATAGAAGTGGAAATACCGCAGCTTGGGCAAGAACAGGAAACCTACCTGTAAGATATGAACAAAGAAATACCGGAGTAACTACCGCCCAAAATGATATGATTCACTATGGAGTATCAGTTATTTGTGAAGGTGGTGCAGACGACCAAAGAGGATTTACATACTCTTATGGTATGGCTTTAGGTACACCACGAAGAACTGTTGCTGCTGCCACTACTCGTTATCCGGTACTTACTATCCGCAATCGTGTTGCGGGTACTATTGAGTTCACACAAGCCAATTCTGCATCTACCGGAGGAAGTACAACCACACTTGTAGTAGGGGGTGCATCGTGGACTACCGACCAATGGAAAGGTAGATTTGTTTATATGCCATCAGCACCTATGCCTGCAATTACAGTGGGTACTTCAACGGCAGGGTTTGTAGGAACAATTACATTTACTTCGGCTCACTCACTTGCACCGGGTAATATCATTAATCTTTCAGGCTTTACCCCTGCCGGATGGAACGGAACTTGGTCAGTAGCAAGTGTAATTTCAACAACACAAGTTACTGTAACCTTGCTTACAAATGCCGGAACTATAACCGTTGTAGGAACAACTACCGCACCCATTACCGCAAGAATTACAGGGAATACTTCTACTACCTTAACTGTTCAAGATGTAGCAACCGGATTACCACTTCCTGCCGCCTTAACTTCGGGATTGACTTATACTATTGGATTGTTAAATAGAGGTCAAATTTTGCCTCGCAGATTGATGATTTCGACTTCTGCTATTTGTCAAGTAGAATTGATTGCATCTGTTCCGAATAGCCCTGTTATTGTCGTAGGCTCTAGCTTTCAGGCACTTTCAGCATTGGGGGCGGGTTCATCCTTTGCCGAAAGAGATGTATCCGGAACTTCTATGTATGGTGGAGAGGTAGTATTTAAGTTTACAGCCCCTGCGGGTGGTTCGGGATTACAAGATATTGACTTATCCCAACTTTTCCCCCTTTATAATACAATTCGTGGTAATTTACCCGACTTTTTGACTATTGCAGTAAGCACCCAATCAGGTACAGCATCAGATGTGGGTGTGGATATAATCTGTCAAGAAGCAATGTCTTAGTTTAGTTTTGGTTTCATGTGTATTTTTTTTGGTTAAAGCAACCCCTTGTGTTTCTACATAGGGGGTTTTGTTTTTTCAATTAATTTAAGTATATTTGCTTAAAAATACACATTATGTCAATAAACAAACTGCTATCAAGATTAAAGGGATTAGAATCTGAAATAAAAGAAGCTATATCAGAAGTAGAATCTTTGAAAAAAGCTATTGTTGGGGAACATGAAGAAATAATACACAAGGAATACGAAAGAAGATTTATTGAAAGTATTATGCAAGATGAAAAAAAGAATGTAGGATTAGATGAAAAAGCTAAAATGGAAGGTTCTGCAACAAGGCAATCATATACTTGGTATGAAAAAGTAGCAAGCGAAGAAGAAGCTGGAAAGGAATTTTCTGCAACAAGGCAAATTGACTCTTTGCTACTTACTCCTAAATTCTACGAAAGATTTGTTCAACACTTTACGGAAGGCTTGGCAGAAGTGGGGGAAGAAAACCAAGCGGATTCGGTATATCACCGACAAAATGAAAAACTATATTTCATTTGTGCCCAACCCAATACAAAATACTATGCTTGGCAGCTAGAAGTAATGCTAAGAAACTTTAATGAAATGGGTATATTGGATAACCCTAAATATGAAGTGCATATAGTATCAATAGGAGGAACGGTATCTTCTGTTAACCTTAGCTTTTCGGTACTCCCCTTAAGTATAGCTGATTCACATACCAATTTAAGTTTTCATTATTACTTAGATACAAGAGCAACCAAGCATTATCCTTCCTCTATCCGACCTAACCTATTAAAACAACATTTCGCAAAACACCCAGAGATTAAAACATTTTTCTACCACGATTGCGATATGATATTTACAAAGAATGATTTAGACTTTACTCCTTTCTTACAAGATGATATATGTTATGGAAGTGATGTAAGGTTTTACATAAGCCACGATTACATAGCAAGCAAAGAACACAATGTATTAGAGTATATGTGTCAAATAGCACAAATACCATTAAGAGTAGTAAGGGATAACGAACACAACTGCATAGGGGCTCAATACTTGATTAAAAATGTATCTGCGGACTTTTGGGAGGAAGTGGAAAAAATATCGGAGGAACTATTTTTAAAGATAACCCAACGAAACAACTACATTAAAGCACAAAACCCACAATACCACGAACTACAAATATTTGCTGCTGATATGTGGGCTGTTTTATGGTGTTTATGGAAGCTAGGTAAAAAGACTATACCACATAAATTCTTTGATTTCGCTTGGGCTACCGATACAATAGAAAGATACAATGAATGTAACATATACCACAATGCAGGGGTAACTGAATCTGGTCATGGATTATTCTTTAAGGGTGAATTTCAAGATAAAGTACCGGATAAGAATTTAAGAATTAACCCCCTTTCAGCTTGTTCTCCTTATTATGAATTAGTTAAACAAATAATGATAGTAAAATGATAAATATAATAGAAGCATTTTTAATAGGGTTCGGGATATTATTTTATTTATTTGTTGTAGCATATTGCCTTGAAAAATTTGTGTATGAGCAAAAGAATAAAAATAGAAAAAACATAAACAAGAATTAAAAATGATTACAAAAGCAACATACGGAGGTGTAGATTGTACTGATAAAGTAAAATCAGCCATAAGAAAAGGAAGATTAAACCTATGGGTAAACAATGATATAATAGGAGATACGCAGCCGGGTAAAGTAAAGTACCTTGAATTGGAAGTTAGTTTAGGTATAACTCCATTAGTTGTAACGACTGAAAGCCTATGGTTTAAAGAGGGTACAATGGCTATCTATCCACAATCAACTGCTAAAAGATTAGGTATATTCTATTCCAACAATAACAACCCGAAAATAACCCCTGCAATAACTGAATCTATTAAGTCAATAGATTTTAGTAATCATTTAATGTCATATCCTAATTTTCCTGCTGATAACAAAGAGATAATTTATAACCCAAGAATAGGATACACAAATCAAAATAGATATATCCTACACGCTGATATAATCACCTGCGTATGGGAAAAGCTACCCTACAATCCATTCATAGAATTAATAAGCAATTACAGGGTATCTAGCCATCTTAATCAAGTAATGCAGATACTTCAATGTTTATACTTTGCAAGGGAAACAAAAGCACCCTATGAGTATGTAAGTTTCCTTGAACACGATGTATTGTACCCTGCCGGATATTTTTCATTCCCAGACTTTGAGGAAGGCACTATCCTAACAAATATGAACTATGGCGGTTTATCTTCGCAAGGTTGGCAGGAAAAGAATCAAATGGATGAACCAATGCACCAAATGACAATGAGGTTTAATGACGCTATAAAGCATTTTGAGAGCATATTACCTAATGCCATATTAACTAATTCGGGAATGGTTGAACCACAAAAAATGAAAAGGGAACAATGGCAGTCAAAATACCAAGCCATCCATATCAATCATGGCTACCACTTCACCTCCCATAATTCAATTTACCGAAAAGAATATACCGAGAATCATCCCTATTGGGGTAAAAGTAGTTTTTATCAACATTTATTTCAATGAACAAAATTGCAGAAATAATACAATCCTACATAATACAGCTTAATCCTACTGAACTACAAAAAGAAATAGCAGAGGAAAGGTTATCAGTATGTATGGGTAACGAAGAAAAAAAAATACCCAAATGTGAATTTTGGGTATCTGATTCCCTTGTTTGGGAACATTGTTCAATATGTAAGTGCGGAACAGGTAAGGCTTTTTCCCCGGTTATCCCTCCACCTTGCCCAAAGAGGAAGTGGCTGCGTTAAAATTACCTTCCGTTTCATATCCATTAACTACCACTTGTGTTTTGTCTTGTTTTCCATAACGAAGGAAGTAATAATATGCATCCAAAAATTTAGCATCTATAAAGTCTGGGATAGTTTTTAGTAAAGATTCTATAAACTTACTATCATTACGGCTATACAAGTTTTTAATAGTTTCATCCCAATAGATTTCATCCATTTTAATAGGCACTTCAGATGGTGCTTCATCGTGTCTTGTATCGTATTTATCGTGTGTTTCATAGATAGTTCTCCATATACTAAACATAAAGTAATCTTCCTTTATTTCATTGTAAAAGGAGATAGTTAATGTTATTTCTTGTTCGTTGTATTTCATTGGTTTATTGTTTTGGTTTAACAATCACTTCTTTTTTGTTATCAAGTGCATCCATAGTCCCCTTAATATAAGCGGAACGTAAGCAAGAAGTAATAAACTTTAATTCGTTTTCTCGTAAATAGGGGAACACAGATTTTATTTCCTCTATTTGATTATTAGCTTCTTGGTGTATTAGTTCTTCTAGTGTCATGGTTTAGTCTTTAATTTCAAATGAATAACGTAATCCTGTCTTAATCTCTATAAGGGTAACTTTAAATATAGTATTGGATAAGTTACCTTCTAGTTCTGCTATTTCAAAATCTCCTGCATCATCTTTTTCAAGGTCGGTTACCTTTACGTTTACCTTATCCCCTACTTCAAATCGTTTCTTGGATAGGTACAAAGATTTAAGTTTAAACAGCTTTACCGGATTAAGGGCTTCAAAAATTGATTCTAACATAGTTTTTGTTTTAGGGTATAAAATTAAAGTAATTGCGTTTAATGACAAAATAAATATTGTTAAATAATAGCTTTCAGTTGGTCAACATGATACTTTGTTGGGTTGTCATAATCAGCTTCAAGCATATTGTTTACCATCTTAATTGAGTGTAATACGGAAGTATGGTCACGAAGAAATAATCCAGCAACGTGAGTACAGGTTAATCCGCATTTCTTCATAAGAAACCATTGGCATATTTGCCTAGCGAATACTATCTCCCCCTTCTTTGTTTTAGCTTGTAAAATATCAAAGGTGAAATCAAAGTAATTGCATATTGTATCAATAATATCTTGCTGCTTATAATAGGCTGCTGCTATTGTGTTCTTTCTTTTCTTTCGGTCTGATAACTTAAATTGTTTCATACCCGGCATTGTAAAGTAGTTCATATTTAATACTTATCTTTTTGAGGTATTTGGCAAATAAAAATGTATGCAATAATAATGAGGATGATAAATAGTAGTTTCATTTTAGTTGGTTATAATGTTTGATTGATAAACGTTTCTTTTGTTGCCCCTTTTGTTTTGCTCACCCTTTTTTGTATATTCAATTCCAAAATATACGCATTGAGGATATTTATCTAAACCAAAATAAGGTCGTATTTCTTCTATTTTAATACTTCCTATACGGTCAGTAACAATATCCCCCAATCTGTATGGATTGTTAGCATAAGCAAACTCTATATACAATGCGTCTTTTGCCGCTTCAAAACTTCTTTTTATTTGCATCCATTTCTTATCGTAAACTTCTTTTGTCATTTTAATTCATTTTAGTAAGTAAAAAATATGCACCTGCTACCCTTCTTACATCAGTAACGTATGGCAGTTCTATTTTGTGTTTAATTCGGTGTTTAATTGCATTACCGGATATTTTTGAGTTGTCTTTCCTATTGGCTCTAAATAGTGAACCATCTACCCATTCAATGTACTCGGCTATACTTAACCATGTGGTGTTATCTTTGTTTTCTAGAGTTGCCATTATTAAAATTTTATTTTTTTGATTGATTCTTCTTCGGTATCGTATAGTTCGGTGTTCTTAATGTTTTCATACACTATCTTAACTTGTTTATACTTTGAAATGATTACTGCTAAATTTGCACCATCTTTTTTCCACCAATAGCATTGAAATAAAGACTTATCATTTTCTACTGCGGTTAATTCTGTTCCTGCATCTCCATAGGGTGAAAGGAATTGGTTGTACTTATCATCTGGTTTACCATATTTATCGGTAAAAACAGAAAGAATTTTATCATACTCGTATTTAAGTTTAGTCCAATCATTCCATTCATTAAAAAATAAGGTTAGTCTATTTACTTGGTTTGTTTTGGGTGTGGATGATACATAAATTTCCACTATTTGCTCGGCTAAATATCCATTCATAATAACTTGCCCTTGCCCTTCGGTTTTCCTTACAAGGTTGTATTTCCTTTCCTCCATTTTTTTAATAAAGGTTTCAAGTTTTCCGCTTACAGGTACTCCATCAAATACTTGTGCTTTTGATGATGTGCTAAGTGTGAGAATGAGAATGAGAATTAAATTTTTCATTTTGTTTTTAGTTAAAAGTTATAAATTTTAGTTGATTTCCTACATTTGAATTGCCATAAGTCATTATTTTTTTCCGAATAGCCGGGCAATAACTTTGCATCCGTTTTTTTCATCACCAACCCCTCGTATAAGTCCACCTTTGATACTTCTTCGTACAAGCTAACAAAGTTACCTAAATAGGTAGGGGCTCTGTAAATGCCCTCTAAATTGGTAAAGGATAGGTGTTTGTAATGCACTATACTGCCATCGCTTGTTACTTGCATCCGATTAGTGGGAAAGATTTCCTCCAATAGTGCTAATCTAGTCCAAAAGGTTTCGCCCACTAAATAAAGCCCTGCATATACCAAAATATCAAAGATTACGAATTTAGGCGGCTCTATTATACCATGTTCACCTATCTTTTTTTTGGGATTAATAAATTCCCCTACATAAACAAACCATGTATTTAATTTAGTTGGCGGTATTTCTCCATAGTGTAGCTGGGTGAAATCTATGTTAGTTTGTTTTGAGTAAAGTTCTTTCCTTCGGTTATACACATAGGATTCTATCCCATTGGTGAACACAATAAGGCAATCTCCGTTGTATTTTGGCTGTGCTGCCCACCCCTTACCTTCGTATAAATTCAAATCATCTGGTAGAATCTTATACTCTGGTCGGGGCGGGTACAAGTAGCTGAATGAGTTATACTCCATGTTGTTTCTTTTTATGTTTTTCAAACCACCATTTTACATCAAAACTATTTCCTAATTGACACTTTTGAAGTTGTAAGGTATGTCTATTAAAATTTTTTAATATTTTTAATACTTCTTCCTCACTATACATCTCCCTTGCTTGCCATTTAGCACCTTCTTTAAAAGCCTTTTCGGTATCTACCTCCCTTTCAAACCCTAACCATCTGCTTTTATAATATTCACGTGCAGCTATTTCTAAATCTGTTAATTGTTCAATATAATATTTCCCTTGTATGTTTTTCATAATTACTTTTTTAATGCTATTACAGGCTTAATAAGTTCAAATACTTCCTCCATATTAGGAAATGCAAATAACTTCTCTATTGCCCCACTTTCTACATGATAGGTAAGTTCTCCTTCAATTAAGTTAGGCTTATCTTCTGCATCTATATTTGGTGAATTGGAAAGAAGTTCTGTAATTGTATCTTGATACTTTTCTAATAGGTCATTGTTAAACTTAAATACTTTCTTTTCAGTAACTAGGTTGTAAGGTTGCAAGGCTGCTGCTTTATCGGAATCTACTACCGAATACTTATCCATAAATATTGCCATAACTTGCCCACCTTCTGCATCTTGCAGCTTAAAATTATCGGGTTTTCTGCGTTCCTTCCGATACTGGGTAAAAAATTCAATCTTTGCCCTCTCCTTTATCTCTCCTTCAATCATCTTTAATTGCCCTGTCAAGGTATCAATTTGATTTTTGAGGGCTGTAAACGTGCTTATTTTGCCCTCTAATTCAAGGGCTGAAAATAGTTTTTTGTCGGTTTTTTTGGCGGCTGCCGTTTCTTTTACTTTTGTAGTAAACATTTTGATTAGGTTTTTTTGGTTTAATTTAAATAGTTATCATCGTTGTATCCTGTATCTTCTCCTTCTATTTGAAAGTGAGCAACTAAACAGGAAATAAAAAGCATCATAGCAAGGTAGCTGGCTAGCATATTTTTTTGTTTTTAAATGTTCCGGAAATAATGTTTACGCAATCGGATAATTTACAGTTATAAACTAACTTCCATACCTTATTGTATTTGGTTACTTTAATTTGTTTTTTGTTTTTCATATTATATGTTGTTTTGTTGGCAAAAGTTATCAAAATAGGCTTCTTCTTGGGCTTGTACTATCCTTTCGGTGTTGAGGTCTGCTGCCACTTGTCTGCTCTCAAATATCCGTACAATATCTGCGGATGGATGGTAAGCAACCTTATTAATTACATCGTAATAGGTAGCATCCCCTCTGCATATTGTTCTACCTGTTTCGGGGCATTTTGAACGGAATCGTGCGTTAATCAATTTTAGTAACATAGTGTTTGTTTTTTTGGTTAAAATAAAAGTATAACAATTATGTGAAAGTACAAAATAAAGGTTACAACAAACCTTCATCAAGAAAAGAAAAGTACGAATCTTCTGTTAAAATAACGTGGTCAAGTAGCTTAATACTAAATAGTTTCAATCCTTGTTGAATTAGATTAGTTATTTGCCTATCTGCATCCGAAGGTTTTAGTTGACCCGAAGGGTGGTTGTGGCAAATAACTACCGACTTTGCAAGGCTCTCAATGGCTATTTTTGCCACTAACTGAACATCCATAACAGTACCATTGATACCCCCCTGTGAAAGTTTTACCCAGCCTATTGTGGTATTTGCTTGATTGAGGAGTAACACAAAACTACTTTCATAAATGGCTATATCCGAATCAAAAAATTGCCGTATATACTTTGCACAATCCTCCGAACAGGTCATTTTTTTCCTTTCAAAGTGTTCTTTGCTTTCGGTTGCAACTAATTTATACTCCTTTGCGGTTTTTGGTTTCATAATATTTTTTTATGGTTAAGTTAATCATCATTTTCGTGCGACCTATCAAAAGTATCATCTTCAATTGAGGCTATTTTATACCATTGTGCTATTGATATAAGTCTTTCCGTTAATTCTATTTCAGTTTCCCCAATCATATTATTGTAATCCTCCAAAGTAAGTTCATCACTAAATAGTTCTACAATAGCATTTGCAAGTAATCTGCGTAAGTTTTTAGCTGGCATAAAGTTTGTTTTTGGTTGTAATGGTTAAATTTAATTCGGAGTATCTTTCCAATATAGTTTCTGCCTGTTCCAAAGTAAAGGAGTATGACATATCAACCCCTTCAAAAAATTGTGGGATACCTTGCATATTGAATGACAAGTATTTGCCCTGTGGGTTTTGTATTTTGTAGTTTTTTTCCATTTTAATTTATTTAAATCTTGTTTTTGGTGCATTTTCAAGTAATACCATTACTTTAAAATAGTCAAGTAAATATTGTGGCTCTGGTTCTATATCCCATCCCCTGTCATAATTAAGTATGCACTCACCACTTGGATAACTAATATGTAATTTAGATACCCTACCATTATTTATACCATAGCTAGATGGTTCATCAAATAATTTAGCTTCAAAATTTAAAATACCCACTGTGCCAAAAGTCCAATTATCCCCCTTTTTAAATTTTGTGAATTTTGCTTTTTTTTCCATTTTAATCTTCTTTTAAGGTTAATTTATTTAATTCCATCCATTCATCTACTACTCTTTCCGCTTCATCGCTTGTTTCTCCCATTTCACCCATACCCAAAGTACATTCCTCCCCACATTCGCAGTACATTGTTAAACCCATTATAGAGTTATAAATGGCTTGTCTTAGGCTCTTGTATTGTTGCTCGGTTAATTGTTGCATAATAGTTTAATTTAGTTTTTATAAATTATGTTTTCTAATTTGGGTAAAATTTCTATCCGGTAATATGTTACATTGTCATTTTCTGCATGGTAGCATATTAGCATTTCATTTATAGGCAAATATTTACATTTAGAATATAAATGTTTGGAAGTTTTACTTTTTGTTTTTAAGTATTGAATAGCTTCTTTTTTGCTTTTAAAAGTATCCCAAACAATTTTTTCGTTGGTGTAGTCATTTGTTTTAATGATTTGACAAGGTTGCATAAAAATAGATTTAATTTATTTGATTAATAAAATGGTGCTGCCTAAAAACATTAGGTTACAATGGTTATAATCCATTTCAGCCGGATACCCTTTTTTATTTACCCCAACATTTATTTCCTCTTGTACTTGGATAACCTTTATACAGGCTTTTTGCTTTTGGTACTCCTCTGGTAAAGTATTTTTTATCAGTTGTGGGGCATCCACCTTTAGCACATGACGAAAAAATCAAGGCAATAAGGCAAAGGATTGAGAGTGTTTTTTTCATTGTTTTTGTTTTTTATTGGTTGGTTAATTAAATACATTGGAATACATACACACCACTTTCAAAAGTAGGGCAGTTTAAACAGGTTACTGAATCATATTTGTTATATAACCTGTTTAAAAATTGTTCCGCTTGTTTTATAGTGGTAAAATATTTTTTGATAATCATAGCCGTAAATTTTAATAAAGGTAAAATAATTATTCAAAGATACAAAATAGATATTGTTAAAATATAGTGAAAATTAGGGGACTTTCACCCCTATATGTAGTTAGTCAATAAATTCCAACTCCCTTGTAAATGGGTTAAATATTCTTTTTGTTTTATGTTCGGGGGATTCCGATGGAGCGGAAATATAAAATTTTTCGTTTCCGTATCTGGTAACGGAAAAATCTCGCATTTTTTGATTAAAAAATCGCATAGTAGAACGACTGAAAAAATAGGGGGCTTTTTCCTTGCTCAAATATTTAATGTCTGAAATACTGAGGGGTGAAACTTTAGCGTAAATAACGCTATTTAAAGGGGCTTTTTCGGATTCTATTACCTTGTCAATAGCTTCCTGTAAAGAAGTCGCCCAAACGCTAATTTTTGTAGTTCCTTTGTCATGCTTTAGTTTTACAATAACCTTAGATTGATACATAAAATTTGATTTGATTAATTAAAAAATAAAAGTAGTTTAAATATATGAATATACAAAATAAAAATAGTTAAATAAAATACAAAAAAATAGGGGATTTTCACCCCTTAACTTTTTAATTAATTTCTGGACTTAAAATATAATATCCTCCCCAATCTTTGGAAAGTGGGCAACTATCGGATTTTATTTTTAGTGCGTATCCTCTAGAATCGTAATTAATAAAAAATCCTTGTAAATTGTTATTAAAAATGCTTTTAACTTGCTTTTTTATTTCCTCAATTTTTGCATCACTATCTATATAATTGCCGTCATTATCGCATTTTAAACGCATTTTTTCGGCTCTGCCTGTTTTCCAATCAAGGGGAGTTGGTTCGGTATAGTATCCGTTATTTTGTGCTGTTGTTTCTATGGTAGCTAATTTTTCTAACTTCCTCAGTTTATTAGATATTTTTTTTGCTTCATTAATTGAAATTTCTAAACCTGTGGATAATTGATAAAGATTAGCAATATTTAAATAATGCTTATTGAGGTTTTCAATTCTTTGCTGTTTCTTGTTCATAGTGTTTTTTTTGGGTATGGTATAAAATTAGTCTAAATAGTTGAATCTACAAAATAGAATGGTTAAAAAATACTTAAAAATAATATTTCGTTTACATTTTTGCATAGCTGTACATATTCTTTATCCGATACGAGTACCGAAAAACTTTTGCCGTTACTGTGAAGTTCCTCTATTTCTTTACTAGTAAGTTCGCAAATTAATAACAAGCGTTCAACTAGCAACGCATTTAATAAAGGGCTGTTTGTTTTAATTAAATTTTTTAGTCTTTGCTCGTTAGTTAAATTTTTTGCTTTCATGTTAAAATGTTTATTGGTTAATTTTTATAATGCTAAATTAATCTAATTAGTTGAATATACCAAATACAAACAATCAAATAAATAAGTATTAAGAAAACTTTAACAAATGTATTTTATATTAATATATCCCCACCCCCCCCCTACCCCTACCCCTATCCCCCCTACCCCCTACAAAAACAAAACACTAATACTACCCCCACCCCAATACACCACCCCACCACAACGAACCAACGCAAGGCAACAGCCCGAACCCAAACAAACCCAGACCCACAGCAAAGGCAAGCAGCACGAAGGAACGAAACAAAAAACACAACCCCCCCAATATAGGGAAACGAGACCCCCCGAAGGTAGGCAGCGAACAATCAACAAGGGGTGGCTTCGACTTGTAATCAGATATTTCGCGAGATTTTTGTTATTTTTCGGAGTTTTCTGGAGTTTTTTTTGTTTTTAGGATTTTAAGTGGTAGAACCATCCGAAAGTGCATTTAACAGAATTGTTGCACAATCAGGAGTGCATAAGGTTAGTTTTTATTGATAATTAGGTGTTTTGGTAGGTAGTGAAGGATATTTTTGGGAGTTTTTGTAACAAAGTGTGGAATATTTATACTCAAAAACACCTTTTTTGTGGAAAATAAACGACATTATACCTAATTCCGTATAATAATGTTTGAAATATCGGACAAGTTCCGATAATTGCCCATATTTGTTCACGTTACGTGAAAGCATCAAATTTTGAAGATAATAGGTTGAGTGGTATATTTGGTCGTTTGGTGTTTACGTTGTCTAAAATCGTATATAAATCGTATAAAATCGTATAAAAATATGCCGGGAACAGTAACTTTAATGCTCCAAAAGAAAGTATTGATAAAAAGGGGCTACAAAAACAGTATTCAAGTCCGAAAAGCCTTTGAAGAATTGAATAACTACATAAAAAATTACGGAAAACCGGAGGAAGCCTACTATTTCCTTATTAAAAGTAAACTATAAGTTTTTTTTTATCCACAAATATTATAACTTTGATAACATAACTCTGTTTATGCAGCTATATTTCAAACATCCGAATAATTCGGACAATTGGATGAAAATTATTCTGCTGTTACTTTCCTTATTACTTATTTTAAAAAGTATTTATGAGCCTATCTGATATAGCAAGGCAGTACAGGGATAAGTATGGAATGGCAATGCCATCTTTGAAACTTGCACGCATAATGTACGCAGATAATAAGCTATCATTCAAGAATGTGGAATATGCACGCAGTATTTTGAGAAGAATTGAGGGAAAGAATCAAGACCCATACAAAGTAATCAAAACTAAATACTATATGCCACAAGAAAGACCAAAGAATCCGTATAATATTCCGGAATCATATCAAGAAAAAAGAGAGCCATATATATTACCCAAAGCCTGTAATAGTATTCTATTAATTTCCGATTTACATATCCCCTACCACGACATTGATGCAATAACATTAGCACTCAATTACGGAGTTGAAAATAAAATTAACACAATCTTCATAAACGGAGATTTGATTGACAACCACCAAGTAAGCAAATTTGAAAAAGACCCCAAAAAGCGTTCTGCCAAACAAGAATTTGATGCCACAAAGGAGTTTTTAAGGATATTGCGTGCCACATTTCCCAATGCTCATATTTATTGGCTAAAAGGAAACCATTGTGTTCGCTGGGAAAGATTTCTGCTACAAAAGGCATCTGAAATATGGGATGACCCCTATTTTCATTTGGAGGAAAGGTTACGATTAAACGAAGAAAGAGTTATTTTGTTAGATGATAAGGTTCTTGTAAAAGCAGGTAAACTATCTATTACTCATGGGCATCATGTGTTTAAGGGTGTTTTCGCCCCGGTAAGCCCTGCTCGTGGTGCTTTTCTTCGTGGTAAACAAACATTGGTTGTAGGTCATTTGCACCGGGCATCCCACCATCCCGAAATTACATTAGATGGTGATGTTATAAGCTGTTGGAGTACCGGGTGTTTATGTGAACTTAGACCGGATTATTCGCCATTGGTTAGCAATAGCCAACATGGTTTTGCACACATAATTGTTGAAAAAGATGGAAACTTTCATCTAAAAAACTTCCAAATAATCAACGGAAAAATATACTAAAATGATAAAGGTTAGGAAAAACTCTGCACTTTATTATCGGCTGGGAGAGTTAGATGAAAAAAACTTCCCCGGTTGCGACAATGAGTTTAAGCCTAACAGGGATTGGTGGGTACTGATGGATGGTGATAGTATTATTGCTTATTGTGGTTGTTTATATAGTGAAGGAGTATGTGTGTTTGTAAGAGCATGGGTAGCAAAGTCGCACCGAAACAAGGGGATACACAAGAAACTAATCAAAGCACGAATAGCAAGTGCTAAAAACAAAAGATGCAAAGATATCGTTACATATACAGTGCGAAATAACTACGCTTCGGCAAATAATCTAATCAAAGCTAATTTTTTATTGCACAATCCGGTATATGCTTATGCAGGAAACGATGTAATGTATTTTATCCTACATTTATAGCAACCACTTTGGCGTAACCGAAAATAAATATCGGCTAAAAGGGTAACGTCCCGGCATTGTAGCAGGGAGATACGAGTTCGAATCTCGTAGGTGGTTGTTCACTTGTCAAGTATTACATTACAACTTATATCGTTTTTGTCAGGTTATACCTTGACTTTCGACTACAAAAAGTAAAGCTGCCTTACACTTTGCTAACGAACAATTTTACACATTAATAAAGATTACTTAAATCAATATAAATTGCCTATCTTTGTAGTAAAAAAAGTATGGCAAACATTCAAATTTGTGCAACTGTTCCATCAGAAACAGTAGAGCAGATAAAGCAAATAGCCGAAAGAGATAATCGCTCGGTTAGTCAGATGATTTCAATTTTATTGGCAGTTGGTGTTAAAGAAAAAACAAGAAAACGTGCAACAAAAGACACTAATTCTTAATGTAACACCACAAACCCACGTAAGGGCAACACAAGGAGATAGGATATTTTTCCGAATCCCCAGAGAAAGACTAAGACCCACCGGACTGAAAAGGCTGCTTCGTTTAGAAAGATACAACGATTATAAAATTACGTTGTTGGCAGAAGCTAAGCGAATCGGCTTTTCTTTCCCTGCATCCGGGGCATCCATTACATTCTTCATCCCCTGCCCTAAGACTTGGTCTAAGAAGAAAAAAAGGGCACACCACCTAAAGCTGCACCAATCCAAACCCGACTTGGATAACTTGGTCAAAGCATTTACAGATAGTTTAATAGTAGAAGATAAGTACATTGCCCACTATGGTGAACTACAAAAGAGATGGGTTGACTTTGAGATGGGATGGATTTCAGTCAAGATTGCACCACCCAGCGAACCCGACTTGGAGGATATCGCTATTTTGACTTCTTCATCACACGCACCGGCAAAGACTTGATATTCTTTGTTTCCTTCGCCCATCCTTTAGCCTTTGCTTTCATTTCACTTCCCAAAGCACCGGAGAACGCTGCCTTCATTTGAGCCTTTGATTTAAACGGCATACCATAGCTGTTTTGCCAAAGATAAGCCTTTATGGACATTCGTGAGTATTACTACACGCAAACTTCTATTT